ATATGGTCGGGACGGAGTGATTCGAACACTCGACCCCTAGCACCCCATGCTAGCGGGAGTCCTGAAAAGCCTTTAATAGCAGCACCTTACGTTGGCGCCCACTGCAATCGACGCCTAACGATGCTTTACGAAGATTCACGAATCCCCGCAAAACTCCCTACAGGCTTTCTGACAGAAAGTCCCTGCGCCCCGGCGTCCTGCCGACCTAACACCAGACAACCAACACTGACACGCCAGGCTTTCGCTTGTAGAATCCACCCAAAGGACACAGTCCACACCCCTTAAAAGGAGCATCACCATGCAAACGAATTACGAAGGCGACGACACCGACCAAAACGGCACCAGTCAAAGCACCACCGGAAAGCCTTGGCACGCATTCGTCTTCCTGCTGGCCACCGCTGCCATATGGTGGGCCTGTGGCGAGCTGTTCGACATCCCTGTCAATCCAGTTCACTGGTTTAAGTGATCTTCAGCAAATCAGATCTGTCGATAGTTGACCAGGGCGTATAGCCCTGAATTGATAATGTCGACGTTTGCCGCCGAGGTCATTGCGCCGGCAGTTACGACATTGCTGGCTCCTATGGACTGGATTTTCACCCTTGCTGCAGTGGCCGATCCAATCGTCACATCTTCAATGCTGTCCACTACCCATCCAGCAGGAGGAGTTATGTTCAGGATGCTTGACGTTCCTGTTCCGCTGTACACCATGCTGAGCGCAGCAAATGCGCCAGGGGCTTGGGTTCCAAGGTAACTGACCAGTGTAGGCGTGGCAGCGCACTGAACAAGCGCGGTAAGCCTTGTTCTAGCCACTGGGACTTTTGAGAAATTCCCATCGATTCCGATAAGTGCCTGACGAACCGGCAGAAACTTGCCGTAATCCAGCGGCACATCCGGAAACACCAAGTTCTTCAGTATATTGAAAACGATGGTGTCACCAAGTCGATTAAAATGGATGTTGTCGTATCGGTAATACGAAGGGTCGATTTGCTCAAGCTGGCTGTGCATATCGATCAAAGAGCATGCATTATCGTCAGCAACCTTTCGCATACCCTTGATATACCGCTTCGCCGTTACTCTGTCGTATGACGATGTTGGCGGCGTTGACATCAGTATGATTTCGCAATGAGGCTTGGCAGCCCTCGCCAAGTTTATAAAGCTGACCAGGTTATTGCAAAATGCCTCAACGGTTACGCCTTGCCCGATATCGTTAGCACCGATTATGTAGAAAATATAATCAGGGCTGTATGGCGCGACCAGCGTCGAATACTCGGCCAGGATCTGCCCAGATGTCCAAGCTCCCTTGCCTGTCAGCTTTGGCACACGCCGCTGGCCGTCACCTACACCATAGAACCAAAGGTTCCCGCCTGGCGTCCCGCTCGCATAGCGAACGTTAGTGACTGTTGCATATTCACCATCGTGCGGGACGAACATGTACCCGTGAGACTGGTAGTGCCCATCGGGAGAGGCGTTATTATATTCAACTCCATCGACTTCAAAAATGCACGAATCAGAAACTGGCACATACGAAATAACAAGACACTTGGCCCCAGTGTAAGCGTTTTGCAGAATTAGCTTCTTTGCCACGGTCGAAAAGTAGAAGTTAACTACCTTCTGATTGATCGCGTAGTTGTATATGTTTGAGGTTAAATATGTTTTATCAGCATCAGTACTGATGTTCACATCCTCAATCGGTACAAATGCAGGCGCGACTGTCAGGCACAAGTCGCGGACCAGGTGCGGCCAGGAAGACAGGCCAAATGGATTTTCCGTGGCATATCCACCTCCGAGAGTCGGCCAATCTACTGGATAGTCAAAACCACTGATCGACAAGCTATCGCCTGTGATCACCCCATTCAGGCTGTTGGCGATATCGCAAAGGCTGGTGCTGATCCGGCGCAGCGATGGCCGAATGATTGTGTAGTCATCGCCGGTTATGTAATCAAAATACCCCCTTACGGTGCTCACCTCTCCGTTTGGGAGGGTAGCTCCGACATGGTTAAAGCCATCCGGCGATTCGATCAGATCCATATTCCCCTGGTTAAAACCTTCCTCTGTTTCGAACTTAATGTTCGAAGTGCCAAAGAGGACGGGGATTGGAGTGATTAGCCTCCAGATGAGGGGAATGCTGTCAGTAACCAGGGTGCCGAACACTGCATCAAGGGATCCGTCAAAGTCCTTGGCGCGCTGCCATGCAGTGCTGCGGGCAATGTAGATCCCGTTGGTTGTTTGATCCGCCTGTCCATTTACCCCTACCCGGTCCCCATCAAGCACGGTTGCAGAGACTGCCGTCCCGTCCGGGGTCACGGCATTAATGGTCTGTTCACCAAAAAGGGTGATCGACGATGACGTCATGATCTTGATCGGGGCCTTCACAGCGACCGACGTGGTGAGACCATCTATTCGACTGATCATGGTGGATGGCATCTGTCTTTCCTTTTCTCGGGACGAAAAAAAGCCCGCTCAGTGGCGGGCTTCGGTGGTTGCGGCGGTTTCTAGCGGGCGATGCCCAGTGGATCTAGGTAGCTTTGTGATGGCCGGACAAGGAATTTCTGGCCGTTTTCTTGTTGGATGCGCTGCTCTGTTCTACGCAGTGAACCTGGGTTCATGGCCTCTTGCACCGACCACAGGAACAGGTGGTCCATGGCGATACGCGTGTAGAACAGGTTCAAGAACGGGGTGTTGTTCTGGGCCAAGCGCATGGCTGACGAAGCGGCGTCATCACCAGAACGAACCTTGGCCCACAGGTCAATGAGGTTTGAGGCGGTTCCCAAGGTTGGCCCTGCCAGGCTTTCCAGCGGCTTGTTGCCGAATCGGCTGACCTCTCCAAACATGAAGTCACCCATGATTCCGAACCCGCCACCTTGCGTCATTGCGGCGATCCAGGTCTTGGGGTCATCTGCCGGCCGTGGCTCACGGCCTTTCACTGCATCCTTTGCGGACATGGATAGGTAGCCAAAGGCCGTAGTCCACAACATCAACTGGGCCATGGCCAGGCGCTCACCGTTACCATTGCGCAGGGCGGCTATCAGATCCTTGCTGCCACGGTAACCCTCGCCAAGCGGGGTAGGCGCGTACCCACGCCCATACAACTCCCGGCCCATGGTCTTTTGCATGTACGCGGCCGGGAAGCTCTTGAACTGAGTCATGAATCGGTTGAGTTCGCCCATGACCGTGCCAGGCCGGGTGCCTTGGTTCATGATTGAGCGCGTGCGAGCGTCCGGCTCCAGCACTGCATAGCTGACCCGGTCGTTGACGTAGGCCCGCAGGCTGCGCTCCAGGCCTTCGCGGGTTTCGCGGATAGCCGCATCAGAAACCTTGCGGCCCTGGGCTGACAGGTAATCGCCGATGCTCTTGTCTGGAATACCCGGAATGCCGTCGGTGGTCAGGTAGTCCCGGCCATCAGCCATGCGGGTATCCATCGAACGCAGTAGATCCCACTTGCCGGCGTCCAGGTCGTAAAGACCAAGCGTGCGGCGCAGGCCTTCGTCCATCGCCCCCCATGCCCGCCCTTTGTTCTGGGCCAGGTTGTGGGCCATCATCAGGCCGGCGCTAGCCTTGTTGGCATCAGTCCACCAAGACAGGCCGTTGAGCTTGAAGAAAAGCGACATCCCCCGCGACATCTTACCGCCAACAGAGTCATCGGCCGAAAAGCGCCGCATGATCTCCCCTCGCATTGCATCCCCATAAACCCCAAAGCTCGATAGGATTTCACGCTGCTCCAGGCTGCCACGCCCTTTGACCAGGCCGGCAGTCATTTCCCCCAGCGAACCCAGGAAGCTCTTGCCCTGATACCTCATTTCACTGGCGGCAACAGGAAGGTCCGTAAAGCTCGACAGCAACGCGCCACCCAGCTTTGACAGTGACTGCCAAGCCCGCACGTTGGCGGACACCCTGGCGCCCCAAGCGCTGCCAGGTATACGGGTTGCACCGCTGACCTCGGCAAAGCGGTTGGCGATCATGTTGTCGCGCGCCGTGTTGAAGTTGGTCAGGGCTATTGGGTCTCCAGACTTGCGCACATCCTCGGCCAGAATATCCATGGCCATGTTGAGGTTGGACTCTGGGTTTGTTCCCAGACGCCGCATAATCCCGGTGTTCTGACCAGCCATATCCAGGCCGCGCAATACAGACTCTCGCAGGTTGCCGGTTCCGAACATCGTGTTGTATTCGTGCCAAGCTACGCCATCCTTGAAGTGCAGCACCCGTTCTTGGCTGATCTTCTTGGCGATGTTTGCCGGGCCTTTGAAGCCATTGGCTGGGGCGTCTTTCGGCGCCTTGAGGTGATCGCCAGACACCAGTCCGTCATATACGCCACGCAGGAACTGAGTAGGGTTGGAAACATCCTCAAAGGTGCGGGGGTCCAGCCGTGGCTGAATTTCTTCCAGCCACTTGTCGAATCCTGCAGACCCGATCTTCTCCCCGTCGTGGCTTTGCCGAGCAATGTATCCAGGCAGGTCGCCGATGTTGGCGCCGGCGCGGTTCGCATCAATGCGCGCCGCCTCCTGATATTTCTGGATGGTCTTGGCAATTCCGACCACCTGGTCATTCAGCTTTGATGTGTCCTGCTTGGTCCCGATCTTCCAAAGTGCATCGGCGATATCGACATCCGAATCGCCCTTGGCCAGGATTCCGGTGAGGTCTTGACGTTCCAGGTCGTGGATCAAACCACCGATATAGGCGTCACCCAGCGCTTTCTGCTCGGCGGCTACCGACATGCGTGAACCTTGGCGGGCCAGGTTGGTGCCCACCAGCAGCGATTCAAGGCCCAAGTCTGGCCGATCTGCAAAGCTGCCACGCACAAAGGATACAATCTCGCCCCGACGGCGCAGGTTGAGCAAAGCGTTTCGCTTCTCGATCAGCGCTGCGTGCTGGGCCTGCTTGCCCAGCTCGTCTGCGGCGCGCAGGGTGGCCTGTTCCATACCAAGCGCACCCTCGCGGGCCATCAGTTCCTTGGCCCTGCCACGCAACAGTTCGAAGATCTCAGCCACTTCTCTGTCTTCCAGATTGCCAGCAGCAGCACGAACAGCATCTATGCAAGGTGTCATTGTCCGTTCCTTATGTCGCATACGGCGGCAGCGCGGTATGCCTTCGAGTATTGTTCGGCGCGGTCGGCCTGGGCCTGGGCGGCGTCCGCTTCGTCACGGCCGGCGGCCAGCACATCAGCCCGGTCTTTCTCTGGAAGCTGATCCAGCATTTCCTTTACCAGGGCTTCGTCCTCGTCGAATTGCTGGCGGATGGCTTCAAAGTCGTCCTGCGGCTGGGACTTTGGCGAACTATCCGCGCGCAGGCTTTCAGCTTGGCCCTCTGGGTCAATGCGCCGTGCCGGTGGACGCTTCACATACTCCAGGGCTCCAGCAGCTTTGCCGGGGGCCTCAAGGTCAAACAGCGCCTGTACATCCACATCCCGCCCGCTGACTGCCTGGGCTACGGCAGTGCGCAGAGCGCTATCACGAACCTTCCAGTCAGCGCCATCGGCAGTCTCTCTGGCTGTGCGGATGGCCGGGCCCAGTGGGCGTTGCTGGTAGCCCTGCATGATTTGCTTGGCGCGGGCCTCGATCTGCGGGCGCAAGCGCTCTGGAACCTCGCCCCGCTCAATCAGGCCAAGGTCGCGCCGATCAAACTCACCGGCACGGTTGAGCTCAAGGGTGGTATTGATCTCGGCCTGGCGGGCACCGATCTGCTCTCTCTGCGTGGCTATAGTGTCCCTGGCAGCACTCTCGGCCTGCTTGCGGGTCATGTTCTGGCCCTGGAACTCTTTCGCCAAATCCTTAAATGTTGCATCCAGCCCCATGGCGCGCTGGGTTAGCTCCAGGCGCTCTGCATGCAGGTCCGCAACGCTGCCGATTCGCTCGCCGGCAAGCGTTGGGCGGATTTCGTCAATGGCCTGGCGCTCGGCATTGCGGTAGAGGGTGGCGCTGTCGGCGTCGAGATCGCGGGCGAGCGCGCCACGCAGGGCGGTTTCTGGATCTTGGTCAAACATCCGCTCAAAGTCCGCGGAGCGCATTGGCTGCGGCGCCTGACGATCAGTCGAATTCAACACACTTTCAACCTGTGGCGGGGTCTCCGTTGCAACTCTCCGACGCAAAGCATCAGATACAGCACCACCAACCGAGTGCAATCCACCACCCAACAACCCGCCCATGGCGATGTTCGCCAGGGAGTCGGACAGGCCGTATTCAGTCTGGTCAAGGCCGGCAGCGAGCAATGGCAATGGCTCAATGATCGCTGCGCCCACCGCACCCTCTACAACGCCAACACCAGCGCGCACGCCAGCACGGCCAAGAGGTGACGCAGCACGGCCAAGCATTGCCGCATAGCGAGCTTCGCCCACCACCGGAACGAATACCGAGGCGATGTTGAGTGGATCAAGCAGAGAAGCCGCGATACCTGCGGCCAGTTGTGTGCCGAAAGATCCGCCGTTCGCCCGGGCCATTACCTGCTGGCGGGCTGCCTGCTCCCGGTGCCGATCGATCAGGATATCCAGTGCGCCTTGGCGGATGCCCTGCTCGGGGATCTTGATCTCCAGGCCCATGCCTGCGACCTTGTCCCGAGCTGTCGTGACATCGAGCAGCGGAGTATCAGGCTCATTACGCGGCGGAACCAAGATTGACTCAGTGTCGCCGGTCAGCCGCAGGCCTTCCTCGGCCTGCTGCAACTGCTCGGTGCGTACTATTGCGCTGGATGGGTTGGTCGAAAATGCCCCACTGAAGGAGGCATCAAACACTTCTCCCGAGTCGGCCGGGATATCAAGCATCGTCCGCCGGTCGAGTAACGGCGCATCGCCCGCATAGATCGTCATGGCATGAACCCCATTGGCGCCACACGGTACTGATCAGGCTCTCTCAACCCCTTCTGTTGAAGGTCGGACCAGGTGCGCGTGATGGGCTGTCCATCCTTGCCGCGCACTCGGTAGCCGTTCAACGTCAGTGACAGGCCGCTTTCATCATCATTCGGAACCCACTGGCCGCTGCTTTGCAGGGCGCTATGCAACTGTTTCAGGTTCTGCTCCTCGGTGACGCCAGCAAAACCGGGCAGCGGCATCAGCTCATCAGGCTTGATCTGGCGCATCGAATCCGTGGCTCCGCGGTGAACAGCCTGGGTATCCAGGGTCTTTGGCACGCGGTAGGTTTCAAAGAAGTCATATTTATCATTCACCATGCCGCCGACTACGCGCTTTGCGGCATCGGCTGGGCTGTCACCCTGCAGGACGTAGGACGTCGCGGTGCGCAGGGCAGCCCTGTACATGGTGCTGTACGTATTGATCCCGCCAGACTGGCCTTGCAGCGACTCTGCGAAACTGGACATTTCAGACTGGACAGACTGGACAATCTGGTCCTTTTGCCCCTTCTGTAGGCCTGCATTCAGGTCGGCATCCTTGATGCTGGCAACCGATGCCATGCGCTCGGCCACGTCTTTTGGCAGGCCGGTAGCAATTACCTGGGCTTCTGCCGGGAGTTTGTTGCCGACCTGCTGAAGAACAGCAGGGAAGTCCTTACCCCACAGTTGTTGTTGCTGCTCAATCATGGTGGCCGCACTTTCTCCGCTGCCGACCTGGCTATTGAAGGTTGCCGCCAGTTGATCAGCTGCGGCATCAGGCAACAGCTTTGGCTGCTGAACGCCGAGGCGCTGCTGCTCGGCAACGGTAGTCATGGCATACGCCTGATAAGCCTCAGGCGTTCCGGCCTCTTGAGCGGCGCTATAGGCCCTCTGTACGACTGGGCTGTACTTGGCAACGTATGCGGCGGGGTCTGTCTGCTGCTGCTTCATCAGTCCGACGGCAACACTGGTTAAGTGCTGGTATAGCTGACTGTCTTCCTTGAAACCCTCGCCAGCCGTGCCATCCTGCGCGGGCTGGAACCTGGACAATATTGCTTGACGCTCTTGCGGGTCAGCAGTGGCAAACTCACGAATGGCAGGCGCCAGGGCTTGAGGCTTGGCCACCTCACTTTCGTAACGCTTGGCAGCCTTCTCTGGGCCGTAAGCCGCCACGAAGTCGGCCTTTGTTGGCGCGTCGTTGAACTCAAGGCCCTGTGACCATGCGGCCTGGGCATCCTGGACGCGACTCCCCAGTTCCATACGGTTGATGGCCTGCATCTGGCGGGCCTCTACCTGGCGCTGGCGGGCTTCGGCCTCAAGACGGCGGCGCTCAGCCTCAACCTGATTTTCGGCCTGCATTTTCAGCTCGGCGCGCTTATCGGTAGGGATCAGATCAACAATCCCCGGTTTGCTCAGGGCGTCAAGGCGGGCGGCTGGCTCCAGCATCCGAACGGAGGCCAGGGCATAGTCCTCCGTGGCGCCCTGGCGCATCCTGACCGCTTCTTGCTCAGTCAGATAACCACGGTCTTTTGCCCCTTCAATGGCGTCTGTCGTGGACTTGATAACGCTGGCCCGAGCTTCGTCGTCAGTGGATTGCAGGGCTATCTCTCGGTTTGCCGCAATGGTATCCATCAGGGCGCCACGACCGACGTCCGTCTCTTTGCTTTTGGCCTTGCGCGCTACAGCCCCAAGCCCGCGCTGGATATCGAGGTCAAGATCCTGCTGGAAAAGAGCCCGATCGCTTGGGGAAGTGACCATAGCGATAGCCTGATCGCGCGCCTTGGTCATCTTGTCGCCGTATCGCTTGGCGTATGTGGCGTAGTCCTGATCCTGATCAAGCTCGTTTTCGGCCTCAATCTGGGATTTCAGGAACGACGATTTCGCCATGGCGAAGTTGTATCTGTCCTGTTTCTGGATCGCCTTGTCTGCAAACTCAGTAACGGCCCCGCCAATTGCTTGCCCGATCTTGGCATTAGCCCTGGCCACCTGGGTTCCGTCATAGGTCGAAACGCCACGATTTGACTGAGCTACTGGCAGCGGGGCATTAATGCTCGGCAGTTGCATTACATGTTCCTCACAAAGGCGGGATTGTTGTAGAGCGGTGTTTGCTGGCCTTGGGTATTAACCCCAGAGCCGCCACCGCTGTTGGCTGCAAGGCCTGACCCGTACTTTGACGCCAGGTTAGCAACGCCAGAAATAAGGGTTCCTGTTGCCGCCTTCTTGCCTGCCGTTTCTGCCTGGCTGCCGCCGTATCGAGTGACGCTTGCCTGGGTTTCAAGCCCGCGCGCTGCCTGCTCGCCATTGAACATATCGACAAGGGCCGCGTACTCGCCCTGCCCCTCAAGGTCTGCGATACGGTTGACCACGTCGACAGAACCAGCACTGCCAGAGGCCGCACCGACAGCCTGAGCCCTTGATGCTGCGATACGACCTTGGCGCCGGGACTCAATCGCACGGCGCTGTGCCGTAGCTCTCTGTGCCTTGGCGTTGTCTTCATACTGATCAGCAGCAAACTTTGCCGACTCGTTCTGTGCCGCCCCCGCTTCTCGCTGCGCGCGCATAGTGCTAACGGTCGATATAACCGTCCCAGCCGCTGCAATGTAGGGAAGTGCCGCTGCTAGGAATGCCATACGTATAGATCTCCGTCTTGCTCAAATCCGAGGTACGTCAAAAACCGCGACGATGTGGTGATCTCTTCGTCGCGAACTGCGTAGATTGGTCGGCGCTTCTTTGTCATGAGGGCAATCATCATCCTTGACCCAAGGATGATCGACTTCTTGTACCGATCTGAACCGGGCTTGAAGTCACTAAAGCAAATGATCTTGCTGCCCAGGTAGTAGAGGCCGGCAACGCCAAGGATCTCGCCGCCCACATCTAGAACGATCGCCTGCATGGTTGGCTGAATATCCTTGCCATAGAACCCTGCAAGGTCTGCAGGATCCGCCCACCTAACTCTTGTCGTTGGTTTCGATGACAAAGACGGCCCCCAGCATGGTTACCGGACGTGGAGCATTCGCCTCAAAGCACAGACGGCTGTCAGTGCTCCACTCACCCGGGAACTCAATGGTTTCGTTATCGTATTCAGACCAGACCTTATTGGTTACTTCCTTATAATTCTCGATCATCGGGAGGTCATCCATGAGGCTGAAGCTTTGCCCGTACTTCAGCCCCTGCCTGTGCGTATCAGCAAGGACGAAGCCCACCTGAGAGATGAGCTTCTTCTGGAGTAACGCCGTACCCAGCCCTGAGGCGTAGGACAGCTTTGAGCTTTTGAACCTGGCCCGGTAGCCAAGCCCGACCACGGCATTAGAAACCTGGACAGGTAGCGTGATTGTCCCGCCGGCTACCGTGAACGTACCGGCATCGTCGCCGTCTGCCCACACAACGACTGAGCGGCCTTCAAGGTGAGCCAGCCCGCTAATAATGGTAGTCGGTACACCCTGGTAAACGATATGGGCGTCTGCGCACTTCGAGATAACACCTCCACGGCATTCCGACTCGCGCGCCCACTTCTCGTAGTAACGGACGGTGTTGCCGTTGATCGTGCGGCGAACTACGTAATAAACATCGTCCTCAACGTTCCCTGGCAATACCTCGACATCCTCGATAACCCCGTCGGTCTCGATAATCACAAAGCAACGGACGTTTTCAAGCTTGTCGTACACCAGAAGCGACACTTTGCCATCTCCACGCACGCAGTGAACGCGGGTATCTGGCTGGCGCTGAACGGCCAGGTGGTCAATGGACGGGTTACCGATTTCAGGGCAAAGCAACGTCAACTCTGTACTGCTGTAGTCGTAAACGTTTCCATCGAAGGAAAGCTCAAACAGTTTCGTCCCACTCTTCTGGACGAACAGGCCAAGGCTATCCACCTTGACCCCGGCAACCGCCGCAGAACCCTGGGTAGAGCATTCTTTGATGTTGTAGTTGTCCGGCGTCAATGGCTCATCAAACGAGGATGAGCGCGCGGATATCTCTGCGCCCTGGCCACCGATGACCAGACGCTGAAGCGGCAGCAGCCAGTTGATGGTATCAACCGGGCCTGAACCGATAGTTCGGTTGATAGGGCCGGAATCACCCTCTGTTTCGGGATCGAAGTTATCAAAGGCGTCTGATACGGAGCCCCAATTTTTATCTTTACCGGCCCACCACAGGCGCCCCTCATATAGCGCAGTAGAGGTTGGCCAGCCACGGCGAGTTGACCAGCCACCCTCAGACCAGATGTCTGTGGCAGTGGTGCCGCCAAGGGGCTTCAGAACCTCGGCAGATACAACTGTCTCGCTCGTAAATGCAGTGACCCGTGCAACTCCGGTGATGCTACCCAGAGTAAAGATAAGCTCGACACCAATGGTTCCGGATACATACTCGCCAGGTTTCACGCCCAGTCGATAAAAGATGATCTGGTTGTCGAGCATGTCGTTTTGAGCTTCTGTGACCGGGCCGGTTACGGCGTTTATGTCCTCCCAGGCCCCAACAGCGCCAACACTCCGCTGAAGTCGAACGGTGGCAGAGAACGAGCCAGATACGATCTTTGTGAATATCCGGCTGTTTCCTACCCCAGTAACCCGAATCGGATCACTGAACTGGTTGTCGCCAGTAATCGTGGCACTTACTCGCTGCCCCACTGACGATATCTTGTAGATCCCACCAACATTCGACGTCCTGAATATTGGGGTCGACGAGGTGAGCGTAATATTTCCATTAAGACCGCTGGCCGTTATGGTCGTATTTGTGGTGTTCTCAAGCAGGTATGGCCCAGCGCTTGATGTGTAAAGGACTACAGACCAAGAGTTTCCGGAGCGGCGCTCAATCTTCTGCTGCTGGTATCCCTCGCAGGCAAGGAAAATCACGTCGCCAGACTGGGTTTTACGGATCTTCTTCAGATCCTCCTCTGCCCAAGGCGCTGCAATTTCAAGCGCTCCAGGCCCTTCAATGTTTACAGAATCAACATATGCGAGGTTCTGTGTACGGCTGGCAATGTTGATGTAGAACCCGCCGCCCGGTGTAAAGGTCAGCGAGTGCTCGCCGGGAGCCAGGGATACTTCGCGCAAATAGTCATCAGCTCCAGCAGTAGAGCCCACTCTGAACAGGATCGGACCGGCCTTTACCACAATCCGGAGCGCGTGCTGCTTGCCAATATCCCCAGCAGATACCGAGACTAACTGTCTACGCATCGCTGCGTTCTTTCCGGTACCAACCAAGGCAAGGAGACCCGCGGACCATGAAGAGGTTGCACCAGCCTCATCGGCATCCGTCCAGCCGGATAAATCCGTGGTGAAACCACCGTTCGTGACGGCTGACGAAACAGCCACCCGGGCAACCAAAGCATCATTCACCCTTACCCGCATCACCCCGGCGGTCACTTCGAGCATTGCCATATCCGTGTTCGAGAAGATGAACGGGATCAGCTTTGCACGCAGGTTGTTCCGGGTTGCTCCCAGATACTGGGTGCCAGGCCGCAGCATCATCGGGCCCAGCATGCGCGGCATCCAGTTCGTCTGCTCCTCAGCGGACAGCGCCAGTCGAGCTAGATCCACGCGAGCCAGAGCCAGCTTGGAGATGACTCCGCGGTTGAACGCCTGGAATAGAACGGATTGCTTTGCCATCAACGCCCCCGGTCGCGGCGGTTAACGCCACCAAATTTTGACATGACCCAGGAGCCCATAGGCAGCATCTTGGTTGGCTCGGCCATCGAATCCTTGGCCATTGCATCCTTATGCCGTTCACTCAGCCGGCGGCGGATCTTCTGCTCGTTGGCTTCAGACTTGTTCAAGGCCGAACACGCCTCAGACGCAAAATAGGCCGCCACGTACTTCATGAACGTCTGCGGCCAGAGCGACAAGTCGTATCCATAGTTGACGTGGTTCGACACATACTTGACGAAAAGTGATTCATCGTCAGCAAACCAGAAGCCTGCCTCGTCCGTGTAATGCAGGTTCGGCGTGGTGAAGAACTCGTCAGTGCAGACCGAAGTAACGCGGATCAAGTCCTCGGGTTTGTTGAATGCGTACCGGTAGCCGAATGGTGGCTCTACCGATGGCGAGAAGGTGATCTCGACCGTGCGCATTGCGAACTGCCACTGACCTTGCTCTAGGACATAGTCAATGGCCCCGGCATCCCAGATGCTGTCCAGGATGCGGCGCGGCTCGCGGTTCTCAGTCAGTGCGGCAAGCGGACGCTCACCGAGCAGTGTGAGGGCTTCGTTGTAGATACCCAGGCGAGCCGCAGCGGGAGTCATGCCACAACTCGCAGATGGTCATCGAGCCATTTGTTTGCCGAAGCTTTGTCAGGCGCGCCTTCGTGCAGAACTGCGCCATCCGATTCGCGGATTACGCGGAACTTGGAGTGCGGACCAGACCACTTGATGATGTGACCTTCGACCTTTTCAGCCGCCGGGCCTTCTTCATTCAGCTCAACCAGGTTGATCAGGCGCACCTTTGCCCAGTTACGGGAGGCCTGCATGACGATCAGCTCAGCGTAGAACGAGCCATCTTCAGCGCGCACTTCGATCTTGTCCCACGGCTTGAGGCTGGTAGATACGTGGGCCCAGTACGCGGGGGCCAGCAGGTCTTCGGCCTTTGTGCCCTCTTCCGTGGTGATAGCCCAGGTGTTGCGCACGTAGTCTGCTTGTTTGAAACGGGATTGGTTCAGAGACATGAAGCCCTCGATTAACCGCCGAGGCGGTCAGCATCAGTGAGAATTGTGCTTGAACGACCCTGCTGCTGTTGCTGCTGGGCCAGGCGGCGCTTGCGCGCAGATGAAACCTTGTCGTCGTCGGCGGTAGGCATGACTGCTGCCTTCTCGGCGACCGGTGCATCAGGCGCAGTTGTGGCACCCATGATGTTTTTGGCGCCTTCCCCGGTAAACGTCGGCAAGCCGGCCTTTTCAAGGATCACGTCACCGCCGCGCAAGGGGTCAATCTTCTTGATCTTCTTGCCCAGCTTTTCGCCTACTCCAGCGAATCCGGCCATGTTTAAGCCCTCAAATGAAAAGAGGCAGACGATCGCTCGCCTGCCTCTTTGGTGTTGCCCAGGCGTTACGCCAGGATGGCAGCCGCTACAGTTGCGGCGCCGCCGGCAGTGACGACCGACACATAGTGAATCGTGGTACCGACAGTCGCGGTGGACTTCGAAACCATGATCACATCGCCGACTTCCATGCCCAGGGCATCGCCATTGCTGAAGTAATCAGCGCCGGCCACAGTGGTGTGCACGTCTGTCGAGGTGTAAGCCCAGAGTGCGGTGCCAGTACCCATACGTGGAATCATGAGCTTTGGCGGGTTGGTGGTTGCATAAGCCATGTCGCTTCTCCTTACTGCGCAGCGTAAGCGGCGCCGTCGTGGTTGATGACAACAACGCCACGGTTTTGCAGCAGCTTGGAGCCGAAGTAACCGGTGGCACGGGCGAAGGAGTAATCCTGCTCCTCGTCAAAGCCAACGGCAGTCGAGAGGCCTGCCAGGTCTGCGGCGTGGCCGATGGCATCCTTGTGGTACATAAAGCACTTCTCGGCGTTGGTGCCCTTACCAGGAAGGTTCGGATGAACAATCCAGTTAACGCCAGCCCAGCGGAACATAGTCAGGTTGCTTTCAAACGGCTTGTTGTTCACGTAATCCACCGAAGCAAACTCTTTGGTCTGCATCAGATAGGCCTCAAAGGCCGGAGTGATGAGAGCAGAGATGTTACCGTCAGCGGGTACTTCGTTGTTGCCCAGGATGGTCTTGGCATACATCGCCAGGGCCAGGGAGCCGGTCTGCGCGGCGCCGGTATCGTTGGTGCCGGTGGACAGCTCGGTGATGATGTCCTGGTCGATCTTGCGGTTCAGTACGGCCTGAGTCGTCTGCTGCATGATCGCGCGGCCATCGCCTTGGGAAGCGAAGATGTTGAAGCTGGTACGACGCACCAGGTCATGCCACTCGGCGAGAGTCGCGGTGTACTGGTTGAGGTTGTCGGCACGGGCTGGAATCAGGCCGTTAACGCCGCGAGTCACCGCAGTAGCCGAACCGGAGTCAGCCACCAGGAATACTGCCTGGTTGCCTTTGATCTGGGCTTCAGTGGTAACGGTGGAACGCACCAGGGATTGACGCTGCTCAAAGCCAGCGATGAATTCGGTGCGGTACTGCGTTTGGAATGCTGTATCGGCCATGATGGGCCTCCTAAAAAGTGATGTTTAGTCACTCGCTTCGGGGTGTCCGTCATGGCTTGGATCAGGTTGTCCCGAGGGATCTGAGCCGCGCCCTTCGTGGGGCCTACGTCGAGATAGTGCTTTCGCACTAATAGCAACTAAATATGAACATATTTCATGTTGAACTGCAACAGAATGAATTTACTTCATTCGTTCTTTTGCGCCTGCAAGCTGCCGAAAGCGTGCTTGCATGTCTTCAGCCTTCGGACCTTTCCAGTATTCGGACTTCGGATCGCCCATGAGCTTGGTGATGCTGGCGAGTTCGTCGCTGATCGCCTGGCCGGCATTCGCGCCTGCACCCGGGACCACTGCAGCAACTGGGTTGATCTCCCGCGCCAACTGGGTCAGCCAGCGCAGGGTGTCGGGGGAGTTGATGATCCGCGTGCCATCTTCTGTGCGCGCTTCCATCAGCATGTCTTTCACGCCGCCTGGTGCACCAGCAAGCAGGCCGCCGATCATGTTCATGTTCCGGCGGAAGTCGTTGCCGAATTCAGCACGCAGGGCGTCTTCTGACTGGCGCTTGAAGTCCTCGTCAGCCTCGTAGCGATTCGCCTGCATCTCTTCAACAACGTCGTAGTAGGCATCGACACCCGCGCTAACCTGGTCAGGCGTGGCGTTCTTGCCGTGCATGCTTTCCAGGAACTTGTCGATCAGCGGCTTATCGGTCTCTCCGATGACCCGGCCTTCGGAGAGCTTGAGCTCGTACTTGTCGTGCGATTCAGGGATGCCCTGATCGGCGCGGAAGGCAGCCAGCTCGTCAGGCGATGCGTTCGGCCCCAGAGGCTTCTTCAGTTCGCCACGGGAAATCTTGTCCTGCGCAGAGATGAGTGCGTCGAAGGCAGCCTTTGGCGATGCATAACGACCAAGGCGCTTGAGCAGCTTGTCATCCTGGCCGGCGTAGCTTTCGCGCCAGTCATCGGGCCAGATCGACTGTACAGCCGGCGGCTGGTCTGAATCTGGCTGGTCAAGAATGTTGCTTGGCGCCTGCACATTTGGAGCCGGTGCGGACGGTGCGGCAGCTGGAGCATCTGCATTCGGGATGTCGGCCGGAGCCGCGCCGCTGTCGATGTCAGTCATGTTTCACCTTTTCGTAGGTACAAAAAAACCCGCTCAATGGCGGGTCGTTGGTTTGTGTTCGGTTACTTCTTGGCTCGGGATATCGCAGCTGCGTTGAGCTTGAGCATCTTGATGATCTGCAAGCCGGAGAATCGGCGCCCCTGGGCAAAGCTTCCGTCGTGGGCGTTTACTGGGCTGTAGGTCGATTCATAGGTCAAGCAGGCTTTGTTGATGATCCAGTCCAGACCGCGTTTCTGCTGATCCGGGCTTGCCTCTCCACGCTCCATGGCCTGCAACGCAGTTACATCGGCTAGATCCCAGTCACTTACCGGCAGCCAGGCGTGTGGAAAGTTGCTGTCTTTTCTCTCACTCATTGCTGGAGCCCCTGCATAGCCTGGCCGGCTTCAGCGTATTGCTTGGCAATCTCGCCACCTTTGGCGATCTGCTCAAGCTGCTGCTGGGCCTGGGCCTGTTCTTCTTGGGCGGCGGCGGCTTGAGCCACCTCTTCTTCGCTGTTGATCCACTTGGCCGGGACTCCGATGCCCTCAAGCGACTCACGTAGAGCTGTCTTGGCGTCGAACATGAGCGGGGCTGTTGGATCAAGGTCAATGACCTGTGCCAGCAAGCCTTTAGCCTGCATAAGCACGGTGCCTTTCTGCGCCTCGATGGCATCACGCAGTGGGCTTTCAAAGGTGAACTGGATATCAGCCTGGCTGAGGCTTGGCGGAATGTCCTGCATTGGACCAAAGGCGCCGGCCCGGAACAAGATCTCGAAGGTTTGCTCGCACAGCTCCCCGTTGTAGTCGGTTTCCATCGGCTCAAAGATCGGCAGCGCCTGGCGGATGTACTCCTGAACGCGCTGGCCAACCTCGTAGGCGGTCATGTTCCCTGTATCCACTGGCATGGACAGCTTATTCAGGAAGAACGCCTCTGCGATCATCGTGCGGGTGTCCTGCTGCATGTTCAGGCCGAGCGGGATACCCGATCTGTCCATGGTCAGGGGGCGCAATACTTCGCCAAGACGCTCATCGTATTGCGAGTCGACGGCTGTAATGCCGCCTGCATAGACGCTGATATCGCCACGGATCGCCTCGGTTACGGCCAGCATTGGCGGCGTCACAGCCTTTTCACCAGCTTCAAGCAGCACGCGAGTCATCGACTGAATCAGGCGCGCATCGGAGATAGCGGCAACGGTGGCCGGCGAATAGGCGTACTGAGAGCCTGAGACCGTCTGCCAGCGTGGAATGGTGTAGATCTTGGTGTAAGAGCCAACCTCTTCCAGGATGTTCTTGCTGGCTTCCTCGTAGAAAATTGACACATAGGGGGTTCTGTACTTGCCATCACCCCAGCTATCAGAGGGGACTACAGCGTGGCCAACCTTGATTTCCTCGTAAGGCCCTTTGACTGCGATGTCTTTGACCTTCTGCGAGACCGTGGTCGGGAAAAGACGAATCAGATCCCGCGCATACGGCGCCCACTTGCGGTAGATCGTATCGACCTTGCCGTCGGCGTTCTCGCACCAGACGACATCGCGTAAGTGCCAGGTGCGGTACAACAGCGCATCAGCATTTCGGTTCAACTGGGTTGAGATAACGCACTGCCCAAAGGCCGCGAAGTCATGGTCAGCCTCCTTGGTAGCCCGGACAAACAGGGCGTGGCGGTCGTACATCGCCCGGCGCTGCGTCTCGGTAGCCTGTTCCAACCACTGCTTGCCGGCGTTATCCACCCGATCCATACGGGTGGTGCCGGTTTTGAACCATTCCTTGCTGGTTGGGCGGAGCATCCCAGAGAAGGCGTTGCCCAGGTCTCGACGCGCAAGAAGCGGATAGCTCGTCATCAGGCCCGAGGCAAACTCTTCGCCCATGTTTCTGCTGGTCGTGAAGTCCGCGCGCTCAGGGTAGAAGTTGTCGGCGATATCCTGCCACAGCGACAGGAGCGGCTGACGCTTCTCGAAGAGCTTGCTCGCCTGCTCGCACAGGTCCTTTACGCGGTCTTCCATTGGATTACCCCAGGGTATCGCTAGAGTTGTCGTTCAGAATCGTGCTGGCACGACTTGCGCTACGGTTCTGCTGCTGGGCTGCCTTCTTGTTCTTCTCGCGCTTGAGAACATCTGGATCAGCTTCTGGAGCTACAGGAGGCGGCGGTGGCGGCGGTGCAGGCTTGGGTGGTGGCGGGGAAAAGAGCTTACCCATCATTTCTTCCTCATGATTACGCGGGGCGCTGCCCGGCCTTTGTGTTGCTGACCCCAGATACGGGCATCAGTGATTGCTTTTGCACCTGCGTGCCAGGCCATTACAACGGCGTCACCTTTGTCTGGAGACCGGCCGAGGCGCTTAACCAGTGCCTCTTTAGGCTCAAGCTGGATAACCCCGCCTGAGTTGGCGCGCTTGATTTCGTATGTAGGTGCTGTGAGGTCAGACAGAAGCTCTTGATCATCCGGCAGCATGATCGGCGAGCCGCCTGGCTGGTCAGGGTTCAGCGCTTCACGCAACCGCCAGTAGGCTTCGGCCCTGACGTTGAAGAACTTGAGCAGGTTGTCTTCTGTGCGGCGCTGGGATGGCTTGACACCCATGTACGAGACGGCATCTACACCGTTCTCGCGCAAGTGGGCGTATGCATCACCGCCCCAACCACCGCCGATATCGATCACAACCTTGCAGCCATCGCGGCGCTTGGCGATTACCAGGCCCGCAACGTCGGTACCGCCCGGGGTTTCTGAGCCTGGGACAGCAATGAGTGGTGCGTACCAGCCATCATGCCGCCATGCCAGTACGGTCTTGTCAGCGCCGCCCTGGGCAACGTCGACACCAACCGCACACATTGGGATGCCTACGGGCGGAACGGACTTCCAGCGCGCCATGGCGGCCGTCACCCATGACGTCGGGATCGTCTGGTTGGCCTCATCACGCAGCGAGGCGGAGAATTTCCCGTCTCGGTATGCGTCACGCAGCTCTTTGGGCAGCGCGTCCAGTGTTCTTTTGTACTCGCCGTCATCCGCAAGATCTGGGTTATCACTCAGCTTGGCCGGGATGAACGTGCGGGATTTCGCGTAGATCTCTTCTGTGCCTACGAGGTGCGGGCCTGGGCCATCAACCTCAGTGTCTTCGTCTTGCTCGTTACGCAGATACCACCGCAACTCCCCAGGCTTGGCCGGGTTCGGGTGGCGCGGGTCAAGCCATGCACCCCAGCGGCGAATGACCCACAGGCCAGTTGCACTTGTCGGCGGGTTTCCTGTAGCAACAACCCGGCGGCGTTGACCTGGCTTTGTCGATCGGTTCCAAATCGTGATGAAGATGTACTGCGATTCAAGAAAGTCAGTCACTTCATCAAACGCCATGAGGTCGTATGGCTTGCCTTTGAAGTTCTGTTTGTCTTCCTCAAGCTGGCATCCGCCGAACTTGATCAGCTTCTCGCCATCCTTCCAGACGAGGTCGGACCCGTTCCAGCCTGAGCGCTCCCCACCGAACAGGTTGCCAAGCAACTCAGCCTCGGCCATGTCCTTTGCATCATCACGTTGCCGCCGAAGGATCAGTGACCGCGTGTGCTCAGTGGCTGCTAGGCCGCACACCAGCGCCGACTTACCCCCGCCAGCCTGCCCACCGTAGAACAATTCATCGGCGTCACTGTGAAACGCCATCATCTGCGGGCCAGGGTTGGGGACGAACAGCATCCCCTTTGTTGCCGCCAGTGCTTCAGATACAACTGCCTCCCGCTCTTTCTGGGGCAACCCTTCCAGAGCAGAGAGGACTTCGCTGAGGTTCATCAGGCGTTGGTCAAGGCCGAGCTGATGACCAATCGACCGCTTGGCAGGCGCAGGCCCAGGAATGCAGCCTCAGTGCCGGTGTCGGTCCAGGTCAACGCGATAACGCCAGCAGTGGATGAGGTCAGAATGAACATCTTCTTTGCCACAACAGCCAGAGCTGCACCGCTGGCGCCAATGGCGATACCAGTCGAACCGCCAGTAGTAGCAAATGCCGCGGCGGCTGCATCAGCGAAGACGTAGGCTTCAACGATCTCGCGGTAGGCAATAGCCTTTCCGGTGGAATCCTTGAGCTGAATGGTGATTGCGCGGGCATCGGAGGCTTCGGCGCCAACCGTGATGGTCGCGTCAACAGCAGGCGACGTTACTTGAAGGCCGTTAGATACGAGGCTGTTGTCCTTGGCCAGGCCAAGTTTTCGGCCATGAATGGAAGTGAGTGCGTCTGGCATGGTGATCTCCTGCTATTTGCTGTTGCTTATGGAGGCCTGGAAACCGCCAGGTCGGTTATTGCAGAACTTCTTGGCCGGCGCGGTAGGAGAATGACGGCGTTCCGGTGTTGTTCACTGTGCGCAGGCGGGTGTAGTAGCCGGCAGGGACGTAGCCAGTGACTACGCCGGTCTGCGGCTGAATACCCTGGAGGGCAATGGCAAGCGTGTAGGTTTGCCCCAGGCCAGAGATAGCCAAGGTCTGCACGTTCGCTGTAAATCCACTGTCGCTGGCAATCTCAAGCACCACGTCACCGTTCTGGCCGCCGGCAATCGAGGCCGTTACGGTGATCTGAACGCTGTAGGTGACCCAGGCATCCCGGGTGGCGTTGATCTGGAACGCAGAGTTAAGGGCGCGTGCGGCAGTAGCTTGAGAACGATTCGTGCCGGCGGTAACTCGGCCTTGTGCATCTGTGGTCACGTTGGCGTAGCTGCCAGCCGTACCGATGTTCGGCATGCTGATCGTGCCACTTGTAGTGATCGTGCCGCCTGACAGGCCGGTACCGGCAGTAACGCTGGTTACGGTGCCGTTGTTCGTGGAAGAGATAACGCCTGAGCTGATTGACAGACCAGTTCCAACGGTCACGTAGCCAGGAAGGCTGGTCGCCCCGTTGTAGTAAATGATGCCGTCTGCACTGGCAGCAGGCGTTGGCAGCAAGCGGAACACGTTGCCGGTGTCAGCAGAGTTGCGCTGCGTCAGGTTGATGTTGTTCGCATCAGCCAGGGCCAGCGGGCTGGCCACGACCAAGCAAAGAAGCAGAGCCTTCAAATAACGCGCGTCCATGTGTTCGCCTTCAGTTTGTGGAATTCAAAGAAGTCGTTTGCGCTAAGGCTGCTGATCGGATCCATCACAACGCCGCCAGTCATGGTCAGCGTCGCAATGTTCTGCGTTGAGGCTACCCGGCAGATCTGGCCGATTCTGCTTACAGCATCAGAGGGGAAGTTCAGGGTTAACGCTGCAATCGCGCCGGCTGGCTGGATGTAAACGGTCCCGTCAGAGCTGTCCTGGCGGAACGCAACGGTCTGCCCGGTCAAGGGTGTTACCGAATCCACGTAGTTTGTGGACGGAGAATGCGCCGCGTGGCCCATTTAGATAGCCTCGCCGCTCATGAAGCAGGTTGCGGCCGTCTTGGTGAAGGGTCCAGTGGACGAGAACACCAGGGTCACACCCACCGCCATTACCAGTGGAAGGTCATAAGCAACCGAGAACGAACCGTTCGCAGCAACCGCCCACACCTTCTTCGGGGTCACAGTGCCATCTGCCGGGGCGCTGGTAGCGTCGAACAGCATCAGGTAGCCAGCGGCTGTGGATGTAGCGTTCGCCCCGTAGAAGTTGCCAGGCGTAGCTTTCAGAACAAGGCTGGACTGGGCGGTCGCAGTAGCAACGGTTGCAATGCCCTGATCTGCCGACGAGGAGCCTGCAGTTGTCACCAGAAGCGCGCCGCCAATCGACTGGATAGTCTGCGCGGTATTGGTTGTGCCGGCCTTCAATGCCCAGATGTAGCCGCCAAAGCTAGGTCCGCCAGGAAGAGGTACGTCACTCATGGTTCAAGTCCTTTACTTTTGTTTGAGGCCTTTGGCCAGGAGGAACGCAATTCGCCGCGCTACTTCGTTGTCGGTGTGATCCGTCGACTCAGGCTTATCGCCACCCTCCCCCTCTGGCTTGTTGCCCAGGTCGTAAGCCTGGCGCTCCAGCGCGATAAGGTTCTTCAGCGTGTCGGCCAGGTCTTTCATCGTCTTGGTGCGGGCCGGCAAGTCGATAACCCTCATGTAAAGGTCGTTGCGCTTGTCCTGGCCCTTGTCGTCTTCACTGCGCAGTAACTCGCCAAGCTGCTCGAACAGGTCGCGGTTATCGGTTAACCCTTCCAATTCATCCAACAGCTTGTTGGCAACACTGCGGGAGCGACTGATATCGCCACGGTGGGCCATACGCACATTGGCAATGACCTGGGCGTTAATCTCAATCAGGGTCCGATCCGTAACAGCACGCTCAGCTGTTACATCTGCTGTTACAGCCTGCCTTGTTACAAGGTCGTTTGCCTTGGCCTTGATCTTGGCGGACAGGTCTTGAACCCACCCTTCCTTCTTCGCGCGCCGGGCAATCGCTACATGGTTGGAGCCTGGGCATGCAGCTGCGATCTCTCGCAGTGACAGCACACCAGCCCGGAAGAGCTGTTCGATGCGCTCCCAGTCAACTGGCTGTTTATCGGTCACTGGGTAATCCTTATGGCGTCGTAGCTGGCTTCACAGGCGAATCCGGCCCGACGACTTGAGTCAAGCGCTGCTGCCAGTTCGCCCGCATGGTTGTCAGCTTCTGTGCGCAGCTGGGCGAGCAGATCGGTAAGGTCTTCGATTGTCTGGCCTCTTGCGGCAAGGCGGGCACGGAGATTGGCGCGATCGGCAAGCAGCTTGGTCTGTTGTTCGCGCAGGCTGACACCAATAGCAACAAGCTCAGCAGCATGAGCGTCATCGCTGATCTTTTGATTGGCTGCATCGGTGCGTACCTGCTCAATGGCTTGCTGGTGCTTCTGTTCGGTCTTTCGGGCCTGCTCGCTGGCTTCTTTGGCCTGGGCCTCAATGCCTGAGACGTACTCGGCATGAGCGGTCTGAGCGTTGTCCAGGCGATGCGTCTGGATGCCCAGCAGCAGAACCAGCGCGGCAATGGCGGCGATCAGGTAGTTGGTCATTGCTGGGCAGCCATGCACTTGGCGTGGCGCTCAAGCTGGCGAGCCCACACGCCCCAGCAGCGCTTGTTGCCCGGTGTCGAGCAGTCGAAGCCAGCGGCGTACTTGTACTTGAGCAGGTCATTGCAGGCCTGAACGTAGTTGCCGGCCAGCAGGCTCTTGCGGGGCGAGCCCTTGCGCCATGTGCCAATGCCGTACTGGCCAACGAAGTCCATGTACTCATCGAACTCGGCCTGGTACAGCTTCACGCCCGGGAGGGAAGCGGCGAATTGCTTCTCAGCCTGGCTGTTGAGGTTGCGGGCCAGGACTTCGGCGCGGGCCGGGGTGATGGTGTCGCCCATGCGGACTGGCGAGCCGTCTTCGTATCGGGTTGACCCGTGACCCAGGGTCGGTACGTCGCCCTTTGTGGGGATGACAGCGACAGGCGTGAAGCCTTCGCTCGCCTGCCATGTGGCGAAGCCGGCAGCGCTCAGGCTCAGCACCGTGACGGCGATGCGCTGGCGAATGACTGGGTTCATATCCCGCACTTATCCATCAAGGCCTTGATTCTGGCGGCGCTCTCTGCGTCTTCCCGGCGGGCGTTGGCGGCTTTCTCTTCGGTTTCACGCCGGTCACGGCGCACTTGGAAGTACAGATTGATCAGCAAGCCAAGCAGCGCAATAACCACGCCTGAAATGCCGATCCAATTAATCTGTGACAGCCATCCGTAAAGGCCAACAGCACCGCCAGCAAGCATTCCTTTGTTGGCAGCCGGTACGATCACCGCCTCAATGATGCCTTCAGGTGCTGGGTGTGCCATACGGGTACTCCTACCCGGAGCCATTCAGGTCTTGCCTGGGCTGGGATGTGTAGATTGGTGAATTAAGAAGGCCCGCGTGAGGGCCTGACGGAATCCCGATGGTTGGGGTCGTCGAAAATTAGGTATAAAAAAGCCCAGCTGGTTTAGGGCTGGGCTTTAACGCTTTACCGGGCCAGTGGCCGAATCATCGGATGGCTTCCCTTCAAGCTTGATGTAGATGGCCGGCGCTGGTCTCCGGATTTCACGGGTTTTTCACCGCCCGCCCAAGTCACAATGACCGTGAGCACTCGCATCAGCCTGCGCATTCATCTGCATCGGCAAAGCCCATCATCTGCCTGTACGTTCCTGCGAATCCGCCGAACTGCTGCCAGTGCCACCGCTCCGAGGTCGCCAACGGTGATAAGCTTTCCGATATAGACGAACAAAAAAGCCCGACTCAATGGCCGGGCTTATCTGAAGCGGTAAAACCGCAATATGGCGTCAATATGCCGGAATCAAGTTAACACGTCAAGAAGGTTGACCTATTTCTGCGGCGGCTCGGCAGATGGCGCGGCGAACATCTGCGGCCGGGTCATCATGCACCAACTGCTCGACCGTACACAGCCTGCCATATGCATCCACATAGTTCACCCGAAAACATGAAGGCCCATCGAACTCAATGTCCAAACTTAGCGCGACCATCAAGCGGAGCGCGTCGCCGTCGTCGGTCAGCGGGCTCCATTTTGGTCCGTGATTGCCCATATACAGCGAAGGAGTACCACCTCCAGCGCCACATGCCCATACATCGCTATGGATCGGGTACCCAGCAGCCTTGGCCGCCAGCTCCAGAAGTTCCTTATCGGTCATGGCTTAGATTCCATGGAAGGTGGCACCACCATGCGACTTTCTCACCAGTTTCAAAGGCCTTTGGCCGCTGCCAGACACCACCTTCATTCCCGTGAAAATAAGACAACTTGAAGACGTTGCCAAGATTGGTAGCTGCAACAACCTCAGTCGACCACAGGCCCTTCGGCCCTTCTGGTGGCGAATCAGCTGAAGTCCATATAAATGTGCCGTTCACTTCAATTCCTCCCGCTGATCGACAGATGGTACGCCGCGCACCAGGCCATCGGCGAGCGCGGCCTTTACATCGTCACACCTCGCCGCCCTGTCCTCTTCTCGCATACACGGCCTGCAAAGACCAAAGAACGAATTTGGCGCCCTGAAGTTTTCGCGGCACTTGATGCAGATGTATTGAACGCTCATGGCTTTGTCACCTGCCCCACGGCTACGTCAATCACAGCAAGGACGGCAGCACGGCACTGCGCCTCATCTGAAACATCTTCTCGCGGGGCGTAGTAGGTCGCATTGAAGGTATCCAATAATTGGCGCCAAGGCATATCAGCTACGGCGGCGCGAACATCGCATTCCTTTATCATTACCTCAGCAGCTTTCTGAGCGGTTTCAGCAATACCGCGTATCGCTTCATTCTCGGATTTTAGCCTGCCACATTCACCTGCCAGTTCTAGTGCGCGGTCGGCCATCTTTTGATTCTGTTCGCAGATCATTGCGAGTTCCCGCAAAACAATTGGGCTTATGCATGGAATAGGAGTCATGCCGCCTCCCTCATCTCAAGGCAACCATCAATGTAGGCGTGGCCGGCGATGATGTACTCACGAACCTTGAGCCGGGTCTCGTTAACCCGCTTGCCCACTTCGGCCATAGTCATATCCAGGCCGCGATAGTACACGGTGATGCATTCTGCCATCTTGGGCCAGCGCCGAGCCATGATTGCCACCATCCGGTCAATCATCATGGCCTCTTCATCGGTGATGCAGGCGGCAGGCAGGCAGTCCATCTGCTCAACGTTGTCACGCATCAGGACGTAGGAGGGAGAGGTGCAGCGTGGAACGCCCACTTGTTGGCGGCTCCAGCGGCCCCATTGGGTCAGAAGCTCTTCTGCGTCTCTCATGCTGCACCTGCCTTCAACATATCCGAGTTGATCGTCAGACGGCCCACTTCGCCGTAGCTCTTGTGATAGGTGATGACCTTGGCATCACGGCCACTGATCCATCCGCCGCGGCTTGCGTAGGCGTCTGGAGCCGCCAGAGTGCGGTGCTGCTCGACGATCATCAGGTTGTTTTCCTTGACGTCGACGTGATGTAGGTGTCCCAGGTGCGCATAGCTGTGCTTGGTGCGGCCGAAGACGTCGCGGAACTTGGCCACGAACACATCCGCCACAGCGGTAGGCTTCTTCTTGTGACCGTGGTGGAAGAACAGGCTGGTCTGGCCGTGCTCCACGCAGTAGTACGGGTCGGGGCTGCGGTCTACGGTAATGCGTGGCTCGTTCTCGTAAATGGCGGAGAACCATTCGCGCAACCATATGGAACTGGCCGTGTCGTGGTTGCCCTCGGCCATCAGCACATGAACCTTCTGATGCTTGGTCAGCAGCATGTCGACGACGCGGCGGGTTACCCTGATCGCCACGCGCACCAGCTTCTGAAACCGAGTGTCCGCGTCAAGCAGGTGCTTGCTGGCCGGCGTTACGGCATCGAGGCCGTCCCAATGAAGGTAATCCCCGAGCTGTGCGAACACGCCTATCTCGGCATCCGGGGCCATGCGGATTGCCTCGGCGAACCAAGCAACAAGCTGGTGCTCGGCAATGCTCAGGTCGTAATCAGCGCCAGTTTCTTCATGCCAGGACAGCAGGCCCAGGTGGTAGTCGGTCACAACGTAGCAATTCAGCAGGTCAGTGTTGCAAGAGGTCGGCGCCGGGGAGAAGGCCATGCGGGGAAGATCCTCGCCCATGGCTGCAATGGCAGCCTCCATGATTTCCCGCTGGCGCTGTTGGTCCGTCGTCGTCTTCACCCACTGAAGAACGGGAGCCTTACCCCCTTCTTTGTACAAGCTGGACGTGCCCTTGAGCTTAAATCCGTCCGGCACGATATGGGTCATGTCGTGCTCTGGGCTCCAGCCCTTGCGGACAAGATTTGACTTTCTGGTCCACATATTCCGCTCATGCATGCCGAAGTGCTCTGCGGCCTGGGCGACGGTCATGGTCTTGAGAGCTTCAATGATCTGCTCGTCTGTTGCTTTGGCTGCGGTCATTGGGCTTCTCCGGCGAGGGCTTCAGCTTTCAGGGCGGCGTATGCAACACAGTCTTCAGCGGAATCGGCGTGGTAGGCCGGGTTCTGCCACTGGCGCACGTCTTTGAGAATTTGTAGCAACAACCATCCTTCCGCCTCGGTCAGCTTCTGGCCGGTGATGGTGTTGAAGGCCGACACGGTGGTCGCCATGCTGCGCTCGCCCTCTGGCTTGTCGTACTGCTTGCCGCGCTCCAGCATCAGCGCCTGGGCTTGTCCGAGGAATTCGTGAGCTTTCATGCGGCCACCTTCTGGTTGTTCATATGTTCAACGCACGCCGCCTTGGCTTTGTCCTGGTCCCTGCCGGAATGAATGATCTTCCCCTTCGGGCACCGGCAGACGTAGCCGAAACCAGACTCAAGCGCGTACCGGCTGAGCAGATAGCCCTCTTCTGAGGACATGCAGTTCTTGCTGATGGCTTTCCAGTTCATGCTGCCTGCCCCTTCTTGAGTTCTCTGGTCTTTGCCCGGTAGGTGGCCTTGATGGCCTTGATCTCATCCACGGTGTACTTGCGAACGCTCTGGTCGGATTCCAGGGCGTCGACGGCCTCCTGGCCAATGCGCGCGATCAGGCCGATCCGGTAGTCCACGGCGTTGCCAGACAGGAACCGGTTGTCCTGCTTGCTTTGTGCGTGGCAGTTGCGCTCATCAAAGCGCAGGTGCGGCGCGGAACCGACGCTGCGGTAATGACCTGCATCTACCGCGTTGCCGCTCCAATCCAATGGCTTGCCGCTGGATATGCAGAGGTGGCCGGCGGCCTGGTCCCGGGTGCGGATGTACTCGTTGAACGCCTGCTGGGCCTCACGGATGTGATCGCCGCGGGTCTTCAGCGCCTCCTTGCGCACCTTGATATCCCGGCGCCCGGCCTGGGCCAGAGACTTCTTCTCCTTGGCCTTCTGCACCTCTACAGTGGCCAGCGCACACTTAGGGCTGCACACCGCCTGACCGAGGCGCTGCGGGACGAATGAGGCCCTGCATGCTGGGTTCTTGCAGGTCTTGGGCTTGGGTTGTTTGGCGGCGAGCATCAGATATCCTCCCCGGCGAAATAACCCATGAGGAAGGTCGCCCCGGACACCAGGAACACCACAGCGCCGTGTGCGTGCTCGGTCGTCTGGCTGTAGGCGGTAGATGCGATAACCAACATCAGGCCAGCGATCAGCTTGAAGGTCTTGGAGGTATTCATGCCGCCTCCCCCATGTTGCAACGCATCTTCATGTACTCGCTGTCCTCGGGATGTGGCAGGTAGATCCCGTGTTCGGCGGCCCAGGCGTCAATGCAGGTCATAAACGAGTGCATGGCGCCCTTGTCCAGGTCGCTGGTGTGCTTGAGTTCGTAGCGCTCGGTGACTTCCCCGGTCTTGAGGTTGATGTCGCGGATCACCTCCTCGCCCAGAAAGGTCAGCTTCAGGTTTCGCTTCATGTTCGGCATATCCATCGGCGCACCGGTGGCGAACGTGGTCTTGCCCATGGACACGAAGAACTGGGCCGCGCACTCGCACCACTTGTGGAACAAGGCGTTCTGAGGAAGGCTCCGGCTGGCCCCGGTGATAGCCACGTTGCAGGGAAAGCCCTTCTTGCGGATGGCGGCTTGCAGGGTGGAAAGCTCAGCCAGGGAGTTGAGGCGTATCTTCTCGCTCATGACTGCTCTCCCTGGCCCAGGGCGGCGCCGATCTGGTCAGCCTTTTCACGCAGACGAATTGCCCAGTGGGTTGCTGACGTGGTTCCTGCTTCGACTTCGCGGCAGATCCAGCTGGAAGCCTTTCGCAGCTCAAGAGCTGTATCGCTCACCAGCTTGCGCAGCGCCTCGGCCTCTTGCGTCCAGTCGAGCCAAGCGTCGAGGTCGTAGTCGCCCTTCACGCCGGCGCGCAGACGTTCGTTCTCAGCCTTCAGCTCAGCATTCACCTGCTCGTAGGCTTCGTAGCCGGTGCGTAGGCCGGCTACTTCGGCTCTGGCTTTCTCCGCCTGACTCCGGAATGAATTGCGCTCGCGGGTGAGCTTCCCCATGTCGGCACCCATCGCCTTGCAACTACCGCGCAAGCTTTCGTTCTCGGCGATCAGGAGCAATACCTCCTCAGGTCCAGCAGCATCATGAAATGCATCATCAGCAGCGGTTTGCTCATCAGCCAGATCAGCGTTGCACTCATCGGCGTCGTATTCGTTGCGTGCGATGATTGCAGCCTCGGCAAGCCGCTTCAGTTCGGTGTAGTCGGTCATGTCCGCTGCTCCAGTGCTGCCCGGTGAATCCACTCAGCCCATGCGTGTTGGGTTTCTTGCTCTACGTAAAATCCACCCGGGAGCCTGTCGAGACACATACCCTGTTCGGCAGCGGACTTTTGGAACCACTCGTTTTCTGCCGCGAAGTCCGGCTCTACGATTTTTTTTCTGGACATCAGAAGCCCTCCTTGCCGCGCTGCGATTCCCACTCAAACGGAATGACGATCACCCCGCCCTCCCGAAGCCTGTCTGCGCAACGCTCGCCGATAGCGCTGGCCAGGGCCTTCGCGTCGAGGTTGGAGACGATGACGGTGGGCCGCAGCTCTTCGTAGCGGCCGTTGATGATGGCGAACAGCGTGGTCAGCTCGAAGTCGCTGGGCTTCTCCTTGCTCACGCCGATTTCGTCGAGGATCAGAAGCGATGGGCTGATCAGGCTCGCCAGGATCTTGCTTTCGCTTTGGTCAGTGGAGGAATCATTGAACGTCGCCTTGATGGCCTGGAGCACTGAGCCGACAGTGCGATACACAGCCGTAGCGCTCGACGTGGCCATGATTTGGTTGGCGATGGCGACCGACAGGTGCGTCTTTCCGGTGCCGGGCTTGCCCAGCAGCAGTAGGCAGCGGCCGGCGGCGGCGATCTGCTTGAACTCGGCGGCATACCGGATGCAGGTGTTCAGGGCCTTCTGCTGCTCGGGGGTCTCATGGATGTACCCAGCGAAGGTCTTGCCAGCGAAACGCTTGGGGATCAGCGCTGCGCCCAGCTTCTCGGCCATCCGCATACGCAGGGCCAGGGCTTCCTGGGCTTCGGAGCGGGCGGCCTCTTCCTCACGGCGGATACGGCTGCACTCTGGGCACCCGGTCTTGAACTCCTTGCCGAAAATAACGCTGACCTGTTGCGGGAACTGGCCGTGGTCTTCGCATACCCCGGTGGTGCGCTGTGGCTCAGGGGTAGCGCTTGGCATCGAAACGACTTTTTCAGAACGCATAGGTGCCATCCTCCCGCTGGATCAGGCCGGCGGTGTAGTCGCGCTCAGCAAAGCCGGTGTGGCGAGATGACACCTCACGTTTCACGAACGGCCGGACGTTACTGGCCCGGTTCTTGTCGTCTTTCACCCACTTCACGAGCAGGGATACCCATTTGGTTTGGGTTTGCAGAAGACCGGTTGTTTCGTGGTGAGCGGTGAAAGGGGCCACGGCCTCCTTGGTGAACAGGTCAGTCGAGACGCCGAAGTGGATGCAGTAGGTCTTCAGCAGATTGGCGTCAGGCATCCAATCCAGTGTCATCTCGACTGGAGCCTTTGGGTCAACAGGCGGCTCGTCATCTTCCAGGGGGAGGTCTTCAAGATCACCGAAGCCTTCGAAGCCCGAGCCCTGAATTTCTTCACCCGCGTTGTGAGAGTGGTGTTGATCCCTTCCATTCCCTTCCCCTTCCCTTCCGGGGGTGAGGACTCGACTACCACTCGACGAATCCTCGTCGAGTACTCGGCTACCACTCGGCGAACTTTCGTCAGGGCCTTCGATAAATGCCGGGTATTTGAAGGTGCGCTTGTCGATTTTCTGGTGCCGCCAACCGCGCACGTGCAAGTAGGTTTTTCCATCGGCTGAGTAGAGAGCAATCAGGTTGGATGACTTCAGTTCGCCCAGCAGGCCATCAACCGATTCAACGGTTATGTCGTCGCCAGGGAACACGAGGGCCTTAATGGTCCGCGGTGACATCGGGTGATTTCCACCGTCGTCACAGAAGTTCCAGATGCCGATGAATAGGAGGCGAGCCAGCGGCGTGCAGGACATCACCTGCTCACTCGACCAGAACTCGGGTTTGACTGTTCGGATGCGAGCCATCATTGGGCCTCCAGTTTGTACTGAGCCCACAGACCGGCAACCCAGTTGACGCCCTTGGGGGTGAATTTGGATTGGTTGTAGGCATGGCCGCTGTCGCTGGTACCGGCGCGCACTTCAAAACGCCCTGCGTCGATGTGGGGCTGGTAGGCCTGCCACTCACCGCCCATTCGGTACATGATTTTTTTGTCTAAGAGGAATTCGCGGAATCGTGACTCATTGGCCTTTAGCAACTTGGCGGTCTGGCGGAAGCCTTTCAGTCCAGTTGATTCGACGTAACGCTCTACGAAGGCGATCTTAGGCGCAGCCTCAATGAGGGCCTGATTAGCCTGCTGCTGAAGTTCGAACTGCTCGGCCCAGGCACGAGCCGCTGCTGCCGGATTGGAGAAGTCGGGGAGCGTGGCGACGACGCGACCGCCCTCCAGTTCGCGCCAGCGCTTGATGACCGCCATTCGCATGGACGCGCTGTAACCGGTCAGGAGGCACTCAGTGTGCTCGCGGTCGAGGTTGAAGCACGGCAATGAGCGCCCGGTACTGTCCAAGTAGCTGCCCCCAAAAATGGGGTCAGTGATTCCGAGGTCGGAAAGCATGTTGCGGATGTCACGCATGACATGGTCGTGGCGCTTGCCGGTCAATTCGGAGATTTCGCGGGAGGACATCGTGCGCGCCACGTTTTCGGATATAGCAAAACGTGGCGCCGAACTGATGGGGGTATTGATCGTTTCGGTTTGATGGTGCATGATTTGCTCCACAAGCGTTTTAAGAGAGCCGGGTCACTACCCCGGCTTTTTTTCGTCCTGAATTTGGCAGAGGCCCTCTGGATTACCCTGAAGAGTCCCTGCCAGAGGCCCTCATTGGGGTCACCAACTGAAGGACCTTGGCCTTCCGCCTCCCAACCTCAGAAAGCGCGCCACTAGCGATTGCTGTTTCCATCATCGCGTTTATGGCCTGGCTGAAAGTCCAGCCGTTCTCGCGCATTAACCCCTCAACTGCTTGCCGCGTTTGAGGCGGCAACTTTTCAAGCTCAACGGTCATGTGGCCCTCCAAAGGGGCTTCAACCCGCGATATCTTCTTGTTTGTCCTGCATGAGCTCTTGGATGACGCCATTGGCAACCGCCCACTCGATGACTTCATAGAGGTAGGTCGCGTGCTGCATGCGGGTTTTCTCTGCGGCCTTACGCAGGATCCGATCAAGAACTGGTTCAAAACGAACCTTCACCGGAATGGCGCGCTTTTGATTGGGGTCCATGTACATACTTCGATGCTCCTGGCTGATGAATGGGTTATGCAGCGATTGGGTAAAGATCTGGGCGCAACTCATGGCGAGGAACGCCGGTAGCGTTCTCAATCCGAAGTGCCTGACGTGCGGGAACACCCCTGGCCTTCCAGTAGGAGACCGCCATAGGAGTTACTCCCAGGAGCAAGGCAAGGGCTTTGCCGGATCCGGCAGCCAAAATTGCGCGTTCTAGAGGTGTTGGTTTCATAAACATTCCGCCGTCGGCGAGTAAACATAACTCAACGATACGTTTATTTAATAAACATAGCAACATGAGTAAACTTTCTGTTTATGAAAATCGAACATTCAGGCGACCGCCTCAGGCAATTCACTGCCCCTAGAAGCCTCACGCCGACCTGGCTTGCGGATAAATTTGGGGTGTCCACTCAATCGGTGAACAACTGGTTCAGCCGTGGCGTACCTAAGAAAGATCTCTATCGGGTTAGCCAGGAATTGGGCATTCGCTTTGAATGGCTTGATAAGGGCGAGGGCCTTCCTGTAATGGAAGGACTGGGAGATTCTAGGGATAGAGATGAAGCGGGCGAGTTGCCAGGCATTGAGGCTCTGGATGAGGACGAGCCCCTAAGGCCCGACGAGGTTTGGCTGCCCTACCTGGAGGAGGTAGAACTAGACGCCGGTCCTGGTATGTTTGCGGTTGAAGAGAGCCCCAGCGCAAAGCTGCGCTTCTTTAAGCAGGACTTGCGCCGCAATGGCGTCCAATACCACAACGCCAAATGCGTATCGGTTAACGGAAATAGCATGTTTCCGGTTTTACGCGATGGCGCCACTGTCGGTGTGAACACTGCCAAGAACTCTCTGAGAGATGTTGTCGATGGTGAGATGTACGCCATCAACCATAACGGTCAGTTGCGCGTGAAACAGGTGTACCGACTTCCTACCGGGCTTAGGCTGAGGAGCTATAACCGCGAAGAGTTCCCTGACGAGGACTACACCTTTGCCGAAATCCAAGATCAACAGATATCAATAATCGGACACGTTTTCTGGTGGGCCATGTTCTCTAGACATTGATCGCCGCCCACCTCTAAGCCCGGCCAAGCGCCGGGCTTTTTTGTGCCTGCGATTTGACGCCCCCCCCTCCTTTGGCCTGCCGTCCTGGCGGCCTCAATAAACAAAATAAACATTTTGTGTTGACGCGTTTATAAACGTGTTGTTTACTAGCTCACATCGCAGCGACTCAAGAGGGACTGCGAAGGGCCTCACCGCCCGCCGCAACACAGGCAGCGATGCCAGGCAGACGCCGAACGCTCTTTAACAGCCAGCGCAACAAACAACAGACCGCATTGCCTCTACCGGCGACCGGCGAGCAGACAGGCCCGAAAGCCTGCCAACGACAGGGAAAACCTTGTACGGCTGCTCGATGGTGAAACGCCAGAACCGAGTGAGTGACCCGGTAAGCAATGCGCCCCGCGAATCCCAGCGGCAGAAGGGAGAGACACTGAATTCAAGAATTAGCGGGCCCGATAGCTTCGGCTGGGACCGCCGGACCTCATGCACCCTGCCCCACTCAATCAGGGCATTCAGAGCTGTAGCGTGCATGTTGTAAGGACCTGTGATCCACGGCGAACAGATGCTGTTTGACGCTGTGAGTAGGAAGCTCGAAGCCCGCACCATGACAAACCGCCGACCTGCAATCAGCAGCGGGATACGCGGCGCCGCCCTAGCGAAGAGGGAGTCACCGCTGACGCAACAAACCCAGGCCGTCGCCAGTAGCGGGCCTGGATTCCACAGATTCCTGATGCCGCTTCTATGAGGCGGCATTGGAAATCAACGGAGGAAGCAGAAATGGCTCAGTTCAACATTGATAACAACAGAACGCTCAACAAGCGCGTTGAGTGGCTAGCGATTCCGGACGACGGAGAGTGCGCTGACGATGTTCTCAGCAAGGTAAAGCAGGCGGCAATCGACAAGTTCGGCGCCTGCGTCTACTTCAACCACTGGGAGCGCATCGTGGCGAGTAATGGCCACGTCACGGTGCGCATGGAGGCATGACAGGCAGCATCACTTCTGCACCTTGGCGACAGGGTGCAGCGGGATGACAACCGAGCCCTGGAGGGCAATGCAATGTTCAATTTCACAACCCAAGAAGTTAACGGGCACACCATTGCTGAGCTCGGCGACTTCAGAATTCGCTTTTTCGCAAATGATCGGAACACACGCATCACCTCAAGCATCGGCCTGAACCATGAGGATGAGGAATTCCGCGCCTCAGGGACTTTGTTCTTTCACTACAACGCAATTGAGCAGGGGCATGGCAACTGCAATACAGGCGGACACCAGTTCGATCACATGGCGTCCTGATCAGCCGAGCGATTTACTGATGCCGCCTCTATGAGGCGGCATTGGAAATCAACGGAGATCACCAAAATGAGCAACGAACGAAAAGTCGTCGAACTGCCAGACGGTTTCAACGGCGCAACCATGGCGTTTTATGCCGACCCAGTCGAAGTCGATGGGCAACTGATCAAGCTGCAGTGTGCGATTCCTGGGAAAGAGCATCTCATCCGCTGGGCCCGCCAGTCCGACCTGACCTGAACAGCCAGCGCCAACGTGAGCCTCACGCTAACTGCCCGAGTGCCTCTCACTGAGTAGCCGCGATGGCCATAGAGTGAGACCGCATCGGAGTGTGCAATCGCAGGATGCAACCTTGGAGGCAGCGGCATTGACTAGGCGGGTTGCTCCGCTGACTAGATGCCGGCGATCAACTGATCACTGTTTCGATAAATCCCCCTGAGGTGGCGGTTCGACTCCGCCGATTGCACACCCCGATGCGGATGACCACTACACACCGCGCAAAGCGGCCCCCTGCATCGAACCTCTGACGACCTACCCCGATCCGTAGCCAGTAGCTGGACCGGGCCCACAGATGGCGACCTGCTGTTTCAGGCCTGCCATCTGGTTTCACAAATGCCTCTAGTCCCCCTGGAGGTATTTGGAAGCCAACAGACAGAGGCAGTTATGAGCATTGGAACCGAATTCAAAAGGCATATACGGAACGGCTCTCGGCGCCCGGCAGGGGTCAAAGAGGACTCAGTGGTACACGCCAAAGGCGGCGACCAAGAAATTATCCAGCGCGCTGACCGCGTTGACTGGCGGAATGTCTCTTCTTGGGCGTACACGGATAAGCCGGCAACCCCCATCGTGGATTACGCGCATTGCGATGGCGAGTGCGATTAAAACCTCTCCTTGCACGTCCGCCAGACGAAAATTGGCCCGATCCTTTCCTTGGGGAGACTCGTATAGGGAGAGGCTGCATCGGAGTGTGATCTGAGTACCGCCAGCCAGCGCGAGAGCAAAGGCAGACAAACGTCATGCAGATCACACCCCGATGCAGAAGCGGCGTGGAAAGACTGGCTTGATGTTAAGCCTCGCAGACACGCTACAAGCGGCATGACTCGATGGGGATCGCTCCTTGGGGATTGGAACCAAGGTGGGTAGGTGCACACCATCCTTTTTTGGTGGAAACAGGCCCCTGGATTCGAACGTACAGCAGCCTTGCCGAGCAATCGGGCGATATCGAACGCGCTGCGGCCATTACACAGATCATGCACGGTCCATAGCCGGGGTAGCGTCCGGCCTTCTGCATCAACCCCGGGGCCCACTGCACATCCCGCCGGGAGGGAGCCGAAAGGTAGCAGCAGCCCGCACATGCGGATTTTCTTTCCAGCAAGCAACGGGGGATACAGCCATGAAATAGCTCAGTGAAGTAGATACCCCGCGCCACGTAGGGAGGTCTATGTGTCGCACCGAAAGCCCGGGCAATGTTCGGGCTTTTTTACGCCCGAAAACCGGGTGAGCCAACGAATGGAGAGATTCATGAGCAAAGACAACAGTGAGCCTGCGTTCCCGGCTCCAGAAGCGTCGATGGAGCATTTCGGAACGGCCGATGGGTACACAGGAGCGAGTCTGCGCGACTACTTCGCGGCTCACGCAATGCCTGGCCTTATGGGTAGAGCGTGGGCACCACTGGAAGGGAGCGAGCTTATAAATGAGTGGGCTAAAGCTGCTTACGCCGTGGCAGACGCCATGCTCGCCGCCCGTTCCGCCTAACCCCAAACACTGGAGGTCGCCATGAGCGCAACAGTTGAAGTGAGTTGCGCATGGTGCGCCGAGACGTTCACGGCACGAACTGCCGACAGAAAGCGAGGATGGGGCAGGTTTTGCTCAAAGTCGTGCAAGTCCAGTAAGCAGAAGTACGGCGCTACCAAAGCATTTTGGGATAAGGCCAACCCCAACAATAAGCGCAGCAACATCGCCAAGTACGGTGAGCGCCTGTTGCGCGACAGCGGCGGATGCATCGACGACGACGTTGATATTTCCGATATGGACTGGGGCGCCAGCGATGGCGGCGGTTACGAATCAATCAGGTAAGACTGGAGGCGACCATGACTTACGAAGTAATTGTTGAAGGGTACGTCCTCCAGGTGGAGGTGACGTCTTGCGAGGAAGCTCTGCCAGCCGAGTACCGGAATGGCAGCCGGGAACTGACGTTCAACGTCTTGTCCGGGACCATGTACGACGCCGACCGCGTCCCGATGGACGTGTGCCAACTTGAGCTGGCCGTGATTGCCGAGAGCAAGGAATACGTCCCGATGATCGAGAAGGAGCTGTGGTTCGAGATTGACGCCCGCAGGCTCAGGAAAGGGAGGTTGGCAGCATGAAAAGCTATCACCAGCGCGCCATTGAAATGATCCAGCAGCAGATCACGCAGATCTGCAAGTCATGCCGACCCGATGAAGACTTCTGCGAAGGCATGATCCAGGCGAATGTCGGACAAGGCCACATCAGTACCGAGGAATCGGTGGAGCTGATGCAGCTTCTGGTCAACGCCGTATCGGCAAGGCGCCGGGAACTACAGCAACAGAGCGCGGCCAAGCGGCTTGCAGACTACGAACTCCAATATGGGCGAGCGCTATGACCATCATCGCCGGATCATTTACAGGAATCGTGGAAGCCTTGAGAAATCGAGGCTTCTTGCTTTTGGCCGAAGTGAAATGGATCGAGCAGCCTTGCAAGTGTGCGGGCCGCTGGACTTGCAAGGTGGCGCCATGACCGACCTTCTCAATATGGAACTGATCAACTCGCTGCCACAGCCTTTGTGGGTAAGTGAAAACGGGAAAGACTGGTGGTGGCCGGTGCAAGATATTTGCGTTGAAAGCGGCATCGTTCGAATCGACGTGTGCGGAATATTACAGGCCGGCCACCTTTCGGACTGGCTTTATGTACGCGACGACGCCCAGGTCATTCATGACCCGGACACCTTCTATCTTGAAGATGAATCGCCATGACCACCCGCCAGCAGCACAGGCGCCGCGCCATCCGCTGGGCCTTCTTCATCACCGGCCTGATCTTCTACGCCGTCCTGTTCCTGGGCCCCGCTATCGGCGGCCTGATCACTCAATAGGTAAACGTCATGACCGAATGGATTGCATGTAGCGACAGGCTACCCGACAAGTCTGGCGTATACCCGGCCTGCTCGATGCATCCGCAGCGGACGTACGACGCAAGCGACTGGATTGAATTGCTCTGCATGTTCGACGCCAAGGCCAAGCCTGGCGAAAGCAAGTGGCAGCACTCGTCGGGCTTCTACGACAACGCAATCACGCATTGGCTGCCACTTCCAACTCCGCCAGCCCAATAACCCCCTTCACAGCGCCCCTCTCCGGTGGCGCGGAGAGAAATCGTGTCCAACGAATCGAAAACCCACTTCAAGAAGGCATTCAACAGCCCCTACTTGAGCAGTGCCGACATCGTCGGTCACATGACCTTCACCGTGGCCCGCGTAACGCTGGAGGTGGACAAGACGAAGAAAACAAAGGACCTGTTCAACACGGCCTACTTCGTCGAGCGCGAGATCCGCCCAGGCGAAAAGCTCAAGCCGATGATCCTCAACGTCACCAACAGCAAGACCATGAAGGCGCTGACCAACTCACCATTCATTGAGGACTGGCAGGGGATCAAGATCACCGTGTACGTGGATTCGAACGTGAAGTTCGGCCGCGAGGTGATGGAAGGCCTGCGGATCAGCCCCAAGGCGCCGACGGTTGCATGGTTGACGCCTGAAGTCGCAAGGCCCTGGGCCAATGCCAAGGCCGCGTATAAGCGCGACGGCAACCTGGACGCTGTTCTCGCCCGGTACTCAATGACAGAAGAGAACCAGCAAAAGCTGATCAAGGAGTGCTCCGATGAATCGGCAGTGGCATGACGTTGAGCAGAACACCGAAGTATGGCAGCAGCTGCGAACCGGCAAGGTGACGGCATCCAACGCTGGCTGCTTCATGGCAAACGGTGATGCTGCATTCGGGGAGCCTGCCAAGAAGTACGCCTTGCAGATCGCTCTGGAGATCGCCACCGGCCGCAAGGCTGAGTTCAGCTTCTCCAATGACCACACCGAGCGCGGTCATGAGCAGGAGCCAATCGCCAGGATGCACTACGAGGACGCCGAGTTCGTAACCGTCACCAACGGCGGGTTCTTCGACTGCGGCGACCATGGCGACTCTCCAGACGGCCTCATAGCCACTGACGGAGTGCTTGAGATCAAGTGCGTCACTGCCGCGGTGCATTACGCCAACCTCAAGCGCGAATCATTCGACCCGGCCTACCGCTGGCAGTTGGTCAGCCACCTGGATTGCACCGGTCGCGACTGGGTCGACTTCGTCAGCTTCTGCTCTGAATTCCCCGAGGCAAGCCAGCTCATCGTTTACCGGTCAACCCGTAACGACTTCAAGGAAGAGCTGCTGCGCCTGGCCGAACGCCGCGCCAAGTTCATTGAACTGGTCCAGACAACACTGAAAAGCATCCCGAGGTAGCGATCATGATCAGCATCCTCCGCAACGAAGTAGAGCGCCTGCGCCCTGCCCAGGAAGAACTTGCCGCCCAGGTCGCTGAGTTTGTGGCGGCCGGCGGGCGGATTGAGGAAGGCCCGGCCAGCGGCTACATCCCCAAGCCAATCACCTACAGCAACCAGATGCCGCCGGCGCCCAAGCCGTTTGTTCGGCGGAAGGTTGAAGCGCCTCCGCCACTGAAGGCCGATCCCATAGACCCTAGAGCTGACAGGCGAGCCAAGCAGGCCGAACAAGCGAAAGCCTTGGCAGCTACGCACACGCAGACCGAAGCGTGTTTCGCCTTGGGCATGACGAGCAAAACCGTAAAGGCTCTGGCAAAGGACTTCGGCTTTACCTTCAAGCGCTCAACGCACGGTGGGTACAACGGCCCGGAGCGGAAAAAGGAAATTGCTGCGCGCGATGCCAAGTTCGCCGAGCGAATCAAGGCGTTCAAGGAGCTTGGATTATCGCGGCGAGTGGTTTGCGGAAAGCTTGCGATATCGAACAGAACGCTGGACCGCATTCTGATCGAGTACGACATCGACTATCCAAAATTACGACTTGGAAGCCGAGCATGCGCCGCATAGCCCGCACCCAGCAACGCAAACGTCAAACCTGGCTCGCACTGCCGGCCAGCGGAATAGAAGAGGTAGGCCATGGCTGCCGCGCAGAAAGACCGATCGGCAAAGACTGCGGCGAGGCGAAAGACTCGCGGCGAGGAAGAATTGCGACTCCACACTATGGCCGGCACCCGCCAGGCCTTGGCTGACCTGATGGCCTGGCACGGCATCGAGGAACAGGGCGAGGCCATGACCTTGATGATTCACCACCTGCACGGCCTGGGCCCGTCGGGATCGGCTCAGTTTCTCGCGCCGCCGCGACACAGTTATGTGATACCCGAAAACGTGTCGGCAAAACTGCAGCTCGCCTACAACCGCGAAGCCCTTCGCATCTGCCACGACGAATAACCCACCCTACTCGCTGCATCCGGTAACGCGGAGGGCGGCGCTTACCCGAGGAACACTGATGAAAGCCAAGACAATTTCTATCGAGGCTGACGGCCTCAAAATCAAAGGCACTGCCGAACGTATGATTCAGCTGCTCGCGGCTAGCTTGTTTGTGCATGCTCTGCCACCGGCCGCGAATGTTAAGCCGGTAGTTGCGTCAGCCGTTCCTAAGATCGGCCAGACTTGGCCAGGCCAGGGCGGTATCAATGGCGGATTCGTTCAAGCTCGCGGTGACGTCCCAGCGCATTACCTGATCTTCGCCGCAAAAGATGTTGGCAGCCTTGAATGGGGTGGCCGTGGAGTCGAGGTGAAGGGCCTCAGCAAGACCGACGGCCTCACCAACACCCAGGTGCTGATCGGCAACGATGACGAGCGTCAGTATCCCGCCGCCAACGCATGCGCCGAATACCAGGCCGATGGTCATCACGACTTCTACCTGCCGGCCGCTGCCGAGCTGTACCAGGGGTGGCTGAACTGCCCCGAGGTATTCGATCAGGACTGCTATTACTGGTCGAGTTCGCAGCGCTCAGCCTACCTCGCATTCTACGTGGACTTCGGTGATGGCAGTCAGGGCTTCAGCGACAAGCACTACGAGCTCCGTGTCCGCCCCGTCCGCAGATTCTTTATTTAATCCTTCATTCATTCGTTCTTGATCCGGCACACCAGGGCGCACAGCGCCTTTTTTGTTGCCTTCGAAAAGAGGAAGCACCATGTCCGCAGTTGAGAAAGCAGCAGTAACCATCCCGGAAATCGGCCAGGCCTACGGCGGCGGATTCGTCACCGGCATTACCCGCGACCCGTCCACCGGCAAGCGCTCCCTGCACATCACCGCCGGCGCAGCGCATGAGCTGGTCGGCAAGTGGGGCGAGTACGGCGAGAAGATCGAAGGCGCCGATAGCTTTACCGACAGCCTGGCCAACACCCAGGCAATGGCAGCGGCAGGCAGTGATCTGGCAGCAAAGGTGCTGGCCCTGAACATCGAAGGCCACACCGACTGGGCAATCCCGGCGCGGGATGTGCAGGAGCTGCAATACCGCCACTTCAAGCCGACCACCGAAGAGAACTGGGCGAGCTCGCGCAATGGCGACAACCCAAACAGCGAGCCTGTAGGCCTGCTGTACAGCGAAGAAGACCCGGTGCAGACCATCCACACCGAGTTCCAGGAAGGCGGCGCTGAAGCGTTCCGTGACACCTGGTACTGGTCATCCTCGCAGCGCTCAGCCTACGACGCATTCAGCATGGGCTTCGATGATGGCGGTCAGGGCGACAACGACAAGGACAACGAGCTCCGTGTCCGCCCCGTCCGCAGCGAGATTATTGATTAATTCGTTTATTTAATCCGGCCGCTTGCGGCCGGTTGCTCTTGGAGAGCGAGCCACATGGCAATGCATACGGAACTTGCGATCTACAAGGCTTCAATGGGGCTGCTGCACATGGCCACAACGATGACCCGGAACATCCCCCGCGACCTGAAGCAGTCACTCGGCAAGCGAGTGATCGACGAATGCATCGAAGTGCTGATGCTGATTGCCCGCGCCAATGCCACCCAGGACAAGCGGCCACACCTCACCCTGCTGGTCGAGAAGGTGCAGGTAGTCGAGTTCCTGATGCGGCTCTTCAAAGACAACCGCTTTATCAGCATCCCGCAACACGCCCAGGCAATTGAGGTAACGGCCTCAATAGGCAAGCAAGCAAACGCCTGGAAACGCTCCACCCCCACCGCGCCCGCTACCTGAAGGTTAAGGCTTTCTGGTCTGTGCGAATTGAATCTGGTCGTGCCGCTGACCTCTGGGTCACCGCCATGCGCACAAGAGATACCGCCGGTCTAAAGCGTCCGGGCAGGTCTTGCGCAGTTTCCTTGCTGATCGGCTTTGCCTTCGGCCTGGCGACGTAGATAGCACGATAGGTCGCAGCGCTCAGCCAACAACGCATTCAACATGAACTTCGATGATGGCAATCAGAACAACAACGACAAGAACAACGAGCTCCGTGTCCGCCCCGTCCGCAGATTCGACTTTGGGTCCCTACCCGTTTCAGGATCTGGTCCAGGCCTATTACGACTGCCGGCGCACCAAGCGCAACAGCGACAGCGCGCTGGCTTTCGAGATCGACCTGGAGCGGAACCTGATCCAACTACACGACGACCTGGTCAGCGGCAATTACCGCCCAGGCCGATCCATTTGTTTCGTGGTCACCAGGCCGAAAGCCCGCGAAGTTTGGGCAGCAGCCTTTCGGGATCGCGTCGTCCACCACCTGATGTACAACCATGTGGCACCGCGCTTTTACGCCAGCTTCATAGCGGACAGTTGCGCATGCATTCCAGGTCGCGGCACGTTATACGCCGCCACACGGCTTGAGTCGAAGATACGCAGCGCCAGCGAGAACTGGTCGAAGCCGATCTTCTACCTGAAGTGCGACCTGGCCAACTTCTTCGTAGCCATCGATAAGGCCGTGCTGCGAAAGCAACTGGAAGCCAGGATAACCGAACCCTGGTGGCTGGCCCTGGCTACGCAGATCCTCATGCACGACCCGCGCGAGGATTACGAGACGCGCAGCCCGGCGCACCTGTTCAACCGGGTGCCGCAGCACAAGCGCCTGGTTGCGCAGCCCGCCCACCTCGGCCTGCCCATCGGTAACCTGTCGTCGCAGTTCTTCGCCAACGTCTACCTCGATGCCCTGGACCAGTTCGCCAAGCATCGCTTGGGCGCCAAGCACTACATCCGGTATGTCGATGACTTTGTGTTCCTGCATGAGTCACCGCAACAGCTCAACCAGTGGCTGGCCGAGGTCGAAGCGTTTCTGCCCAGGCTGGGGGCCAAGCTGAACCCCACCAAGACGGTCCTGCAGCCCGTGGATCGCGGCGTCGACTTCGTTGGTCACGTCATCAAGCCTTGGCGGCGAACCACCCGTAAGCGGTCGCTGGCACAGGCATTGAAGCGAACGGCCGCAGCACCAGCCGAGGATCTGCGCGAGACGGCCAATAGCTACTTCGGCCTACTCAGTCAGGCCAGCCACAGCGACAAAGACCGGGCCGCACTCGCCCGCGTCGTGCTGAAGCGCGGCAATAGCGTCAACGCCGCGCTGACGAAGACCTTCCAGAAGAAGTAACTCCCCACTCCACCGCCCGGGCGTGGCCCGGCAAGGACTCCCCATGCCTACAGAAAACCAAATCACCGCGCCGCTGCTGGTCGAGCGCTCGACAGTCACGAAGCTGGTTATCACCGGTGCGCCACAGCTTGATCCGATCACCGTCTTCCTCGAGGACTTAGCCCCACGCAAGGGCAAGATCACTGTCAGCTGCTGGGGTAAGAGCTGGACGGCGTCCTGGGGTGGAATGTGGGACGGCCTGAACATTGGCCAGTTTTTCTGCGAACTGAACGCCGGCTACATCATCGGCTACTTCGACCAGGCGATGGGCCCACGGCAGTTCAGTGGTGAGGCGCTTGCAAACAAAGTACAGGCTGCCGTGTTGAAGGATCGCCGGCGTGGTGAGCACGGCCAGTACGAAGCGCGCGAGCTGTTCACCGAGGCTGAAGATCTTCGCGAATCGCCATCAATTGACCATCTTCACGGCGCGCACAGCGAACTGATGCACAAGATTTTTGGGGATGAGTGGTGGCATCTGACCAACGATGCCACCGAGCCAAACCCCGATTACGCCTACCTCGAGCGGATCATTCACGCAGTGCAACAGGCGCTGCGCCAGGAACAGCAGCAGGAGGCAGCATGAAGCGCATCTACCTCAGCGGGCCCATGAGCGGCTTGCCAGGGCTGAACTTCCCTACCTTCCACAGCATGACCGCCAGCCTGCGCGCCAGCGGCCACACAGTCACCAACCCCGCCGAGATAAACCCAGAAGGCGGCACCTGGACCGACTGTATGCGCCGCGACATTGCCGCCCTGATGGACTGCGACATCGTGGCCACCCTGCCCGGCTGGGAGAATTCAAAGGGCGCAAAGCTGGAAGTGCTGATCGCCGAGAAGCTCGGCATGACCGTTGTGGATGCCCATGATCTGGTAACGAGGGAGGCTGGGATCAATGCCTGATTTCAGAAGGAAGCGTGACGGCGCGCTGTATTCGACCAACCGAAACGTCTGCCGTCGGCCGGGATTTAATCACTGGGGCGACTGCTACTACCTGATTCCGATCTGGGAAGGCCGCAGCCATTACAAAACTGTCGAGGCGTTCAATCGCGAATACCTGACACTTTCAGGAGAAAGGCCATGAGCACAACACCGAAGTTTGACTTGAAGACATCCGAAGGCGGTCGAGGCTTCATAGCGAACCTGTTTGTGACAGTGCTCAGGCGCCATGACTTCACCACTTACATCAAAGAGCGCTTGGCCGCGGACTTCGCCTGTGCGCTTTCGCAATTAATCTCGAGTGCCCAGGCAAGAGAGTTTGAATTGCAACAGCGCCTGACCGCAGCGGATGAGCGGGCGGACGTGCTGGAGGGTCGAGTATCGATGCTGATTCGCGAGCTGAAAGAGCTGATCAATGACGATGACGGGATTCTGGTGGCGGCGGAACTCAGTACTGGATTCGTGTGGCATGTATTGCAGAAGCACGGCAAAGCCATTCAGGCCGCACTCAAGCCAGCAGAGGCAAAGCGCAACCAGTGTGACGGATGTCAGGCAGGAATACCGGTCGTGAACGGTGCGCACCGCATGGGCAAGCCGGGCGGATACCCGGACACTATGAGCTGCACCGCCAAGCTGTACAGGCCAGCAAGCGGCTCGACCTGCAACCAGATCCTCGAAGAAAGCGGCCTTCCAACCAATTACCTATGCAAATCCTGCGGACGCGGCGCTTGCATTGATCGGTGACGCGATGAAAACCCAACTCCCCGCCTACTGCTGGTGCCTGCTGGCACTGGCACAACTGATTTGAGGTGATTTATGGCGAGTGCGCCGAAGCCTACCCATTTTGTTTATGAATGCCGGACCTGCAAAAAACGAATAACCCAACCAATTCTGCCAGTCGCTGAGGAAACGCCCATCCCAACTTGCTGCCAGGGATCGGGGCTTTCTGGAATGTGGGAACGAGTGGATTGTCACCGCTGCCAGGCTCTCAAAGAAAAAATCATTGATACAGCCGCGACCGAAGAGCGCGCCATTGTCGAGCAGATGGGCGACATGGCGGCATTCATGCGGGCGGAAGACGGAAAGCAAGAGGTGACGCCATGATCGCCACCCCGCAAAAAGTTCCAGACGCCGGAACCGGCATGTTGCCTATTCGACTGCAGAAGCACGGCGCGCCGGGCGAGGTGTATCCATGCCCGACTCATTCCGGCGATAGCTGCTCCTACTGCGGTGGCACCGGCATGCGCGCCATCTGCAACAAGACGGATTGCCATGAGCATGGGTGTCAGGGTGGTGGTTGCTCGCGAACTGCCGAGGACTATCGAATCCAACAACTGCGCAAGTCCAGAGCGGAGACAAAGCGATGATCGCCACCCTCTGGTTCGCCTACGTCTTCATCTACAAGGGGCCGAGGCCATGAATGCGCAAGTGCTGGATCCCTGCAGCGCCAGCCGAATGATGTGGTTCGACAAGGGCGACCAGCGCGCCCTGTTCGGCGACATCCGCGATGAAGAGCATGTGTTGTGTGATGGCCGGGTGCTGAAGGTTGAGCCCGACGTCATCATGGACTTCCGGCACCTGCCCTTCCCTGACGCCAGCTTCAACATGGTGGTTTTCGATCCTCCGCACCTGGTGCGCGCCGGCCGGGAAAGCTGGCTGCGGCTGAAGTACGGAATCCTGACCGACGACTGGCGCGACGATCTGAGCAAAGGCTTCGCGGAGTGCTTCCGGGTCCTGCGGCCTGGCCAGTTCCTGATCTTCAAATGGAACGAGACCCAGGTCAGGGTCAGCGAGATTCTTGCCCTTACCGACGAGCAGCCGCTGTTTGGCCACAAGTCAGGCAAGCGCGAGAAAACGCACTGGATCACTTTCATGAAGAAACCCTAACCCACCTTCTGCCGCCCAGCGCGGCAAGGACACCCCCTATGTCTCAGATTGAAATATGGGAAGGACAACGGTTCGCCGCGCAGATGATTGAGCAGGCATCCCACCTACCCAAGTGCATGTTTGATGGTTGCGGGCCGGTGGAGACGATGGTGCGCAACCTTGAAACGGCGTCCCAGGTTCGGCCGGCGGATTACGCGAAGGGAATGCTGCAGGTGATCGAGGCAGTCCGCCATGGCCATTGCTGAGCTGCACGGCCGGAGCATTACCCCGTTTGAGCAGGGCTTCCTGTCCTTCATCAAAGGCTTAGGCCCCAAAGACAACCCATTCGACGGGGAAAAATCACCCGTCTCTAACCATCGCTGGGCAGCCGGCTGGAACAAAGCACAGCGTGAAGCTGGGAGGAAGGCATGACGGATTACGCAGAGTTGAAGCTCATGGCGCAGCATGCGTCGGGGTTCTCTGACATGAGTTTGGCGCCGGATGTAGTTCTTGAGTTGATCGCAGAGAACGAGGCGTTGCGTGAAGCCAACGATAAGTTTTCTCGGCGAAATGGAATGCTCGAGGAGAACGTGAAAACCCTAACAGATACGCACGTTCTGTACACCTGGCTGCGCAAGAAGTGCGACCAACCAAGCAACGATGTGGTGGCCTTGAACATGAATATCGGCCATGACTGGGTGCCGGTTCATGACCTTGACCGCGATCTGTGGGCGATGATCAACCGGGAGGAGCCATGACCACCCACCGAATCAAAGACAACGCAGGCCGATGGCACCGCGTGTCGAAGTCAACCGCCAAGTCAGGGAGCTACGTCAGCTTCTACCGTGGCGAGCCAAGCCGGCTTTGGATGCCGGGTCAATTCAAGGCTGTGGAGGTGGCGAGATGAGCGATAAGGCGAAAGAAGAGTTTGAGGCTTGGCATTCCGAGCAAGTGGCCTACCTTTTTGAGCACGGAGAGTCGAACGCTGCAAGTGTTTGGGCCGGCTTCAAGTCATTGCTCGAGATTGCTTGGAAGGCCTCCCGCGCCGCCATTGAGGTGGAGCTGCGTGAAGCCTATCAAAAAGGCTGGGATGCGTCCGGCGAGGGCTGGAATGGAGAGCATCCTGGAATGGTGCACACCCGGGAGTCCTGGCAGCGCGAACGAGACAAATCACTCGGCCTGAAGGTGAAGCCATGAGCATTGAACCAAATATTGTCGGCGTTCCACGCCAAGTAGTAATTGAAGCAATCACAGCCTTGAGATTTTCATGTCAATCAAACAACTTCGTATCAGAGGTTATCGATAAATTAGGTTCGTTACTCATTAACTCGACGGATAAGCAGGATAGCAAGCAAGCCGCCAACTGCCGGGGCGAGACGATGGAGGCGCCTATCGAAAGCAGAGAAGTTCAATCAGGGCCAGGAACTACGGCCGCTCAAATGATGTTCGGCGGGGACTCTATCCACTTTCCAGGGGTTCCTGGGGATACCGAAAGCTACACGCGGGATTTTTTCGATCTGCCGAGCGGCCTACGGGAGTCCGTTACAGCAGCCCACATCACCATATCTACCGCATACCGGCAGCTACTGGGCGCCCTTGGCGACGAAGACATGAGCCATAGCGATGCCCTTGCTTGTGCTGCTGGAAAGGCGGTTTTACCTGTTCACGAACGAACAAACAAGCAGTGACGCACCAAGCCCCAACAGGGTCGGCCATGTGAAAAACAAACCAAGCCCCAAGGCAGGGACCCCCACCAAAAACCATGGATCTATAAAAACACTCAACAACTTCATCAATGCACTCCGTGTCCAGGCGATGAAGTTTACTAAACGATCGGCACAAATTTAAAGAAAGTTAGCTGACTGTCAATTTTTGCACGACCCCAAGCCCCCATCCAATCAATCCACCCGGCAACGGCGTGGCGAGGCATTCCTATGGCCAACACAAAGCTGGCGCCGGTCCTAGAGACCGCGCCGCGCTTCATCCGGGCGAAACACGCACCTACTTATCTCGGCATGTGTCGAGCGGTTTTTGACGAAACCGTCCGCCCCTGCGTCCGTGAGTTCCCAATTGGAAAACAGGGCGTTGCCTTCGACAGGCATGAGCTGGACCAGTGGGCAGACGCCTACGTCGAGCGCATGGCAATTGAAAAACAGACCAATCGGGACAACAATCCGCCCCGCAGTGGGCGCCTGGGAGAAAAACAATGGCGCGAAAAACAATGTCGGGCCTCTACGAGAGGAACGGGATTTGGCACATCGACAAAGTCGTCAGAGGTTGCCGACTTCAAGAAAGCACTGGAGCAAGCGAGAGGGAAGAAGCAGAGCAATACCTGATTCACCGGCTGGAAAAGCTCAGGCAGGAAAAGGTTTACGGAGTGCGACAGGTGCGAACCTGGCGTGAGGCCGCCACCCGATTCCTGGTGGAGTTCAAGGACCAGGCATCAATCAGTCTGTCCGCCTTACACATTGAGCAGCTGGACCCGTACATCGGGGATCTACCAATCACCCACATAGATGACGGAACCCTGGCCGCATTCAAGCGAGACCGACAGAAATCGACGACAAGCGAAACAGGGAAGGTAAAGCCAGGAGTATCGAACCGGACTGTCAACATCGCGTTACAGCGTATCGTTCGGATCTTGAACCTGTGCCACAGGAAGTGGCGAGACGCAGAGAAGCGGCCTTGGCTGGATAGCGTGCCGATGATCTCAATGCTGGAGGAGGCGAAGTCAAGCAGGAAGCCATACCCGATGTCCTGGGCTGAGCAGTCGATGCTGTTCTCTGAGATTCCGGATCACCTGTTGAGGATGTCACTCTACAAGGTAAACACCGGGTGCCGAGAGCAGGAAGTCTGCAAACTTCAGTGGGATTGGGAGATTAGGGTTCCGGAATTGGGAACGAGCGTGTTTCTGATCCCCGCTGATTTTGGCGGGAGAAGTGAAAAGTCAGGCGTAAAGAACGGCGACGAGAGACTGGTGGTGCTGAACAAGGTGGCGATGTCGGTCATTGATGGTCAGCGCGGCCTTAACTCAAAGTACGTCTTCCCCTATGGGCAGCCGGACGAGCGTGGTCCTACCCCGATGCATCGGATGAATGACACGGCATGGAAGAAGGCCAGGGTGAGAGCCGCGGCGAAATGGGAGCTGGAGCATAAGTCGCCGGCACACCCTGGGTTCAGATCAATCCGGGTTCACGACCTCAAGCACACCTTTGGGAGAAGGCTACGTGCAGCAGGAGTGACACTGGAAGATCGGAAGGCGCTCTTGGGACACAAGAATGGCAGCGTTACCAGCCACTATTCTACCGCAGAGCTTGAGCAGTTGATCACGGAGGCAAACAAAGTGTCAGCGACTGATTCGCGCGGACCGGCACTGACAATCTTGAGGAGGAAAACGGGATGAACCCCCGCAAAAGTCCCTACGCATGAAAAATCCCAACTCGCTAAAGCTGGGCTAAGTCATTGAAAAATATGGTCGGGACGGAGTGATTCGAACACTCGACCCCTAGCACCCCATGCTAG